TACCTTATACCCTTTGCACCTTGCGTGCGCGTGTGCGGCCTCTCAGTGGCATTTATTGCGGTTCACTCTATGCCGTGCCTGTTGCCATGTCCGGCAGCGGGCTTTTCGTCGTGCCTTGCGCTTTACTACGGTGGCATGACAGCATTCACAAGTGGAGCGAATATTCACTCGAGCATTCACTTTACTACGGTAACACGGCGGCATGGTGTCATGGTAAAACCTACCTGCTTTTCGGGTTGATTTTGTCAAGCGGCTTTGGTTCGCGCGCGCGTCAATTACGGGTCGTTTCATTTTCGCCGCCATATACTACATATGTAGTAGGTTGCGCTTGGCAGCTCGACGAATCCAGCCTTTGCACGTTACCCTCGCAAACGGATTCGCCGCAATACCTCTCACGTTACGCCTCACACGCTTTTCGCCCGCAATATGTGCATATAATGCCAGCAGCTCGTGGCATGGCTCAGAGCGGCTTTCAGGCGGCTTGGTGTTAGCTTTGGCGTAGCTTGTGTCTTATATCCATATAAGGTTTTCATCAAATCAAATTCATACTTGACAAACGGCTGTGGTTGTGTTATACTTGCCTTGAGCAAATGAAGGATGGTTAGTTCATCAATCAATCTATCGAGTGATGAACTGATAGATGCTGATATCAAACCCAATCAAAGCCAACACAAACAATCAGCAAATCAGAATCAATTTGATGAGATATGGTCTAATTGGTATATGGATGTACCCAAAGAGGTTGTTTGCTAAATTGATTTGATTTTGCTCATTGTTTGTTTATCTGTTAGGTTTTGTTTGCTTATTGATTATCTTACGATTGATGTTGCGATTGCATAGATACAACGAGCCAAAAAATGAAAAACGAAAATTGAATTTCGACGACCATCCAAAAAATGAAAAAGCAAAATCCAGCATGGGCTGTAAAATGAAAACTGAAATTTAAGAAATGGGGAATGTAATTTGGATGTAAAGATTTTAATGCCGGAGGTAAATCCAAAATCGTTTATTGACGATTACCTTCACAAAATGGGGATTGAATATCCGAGATCGTATATGGATGCTAAAGCAAAGGATATCGAAGAACCAAACCGGTATTTGAATATCGACGCGGCAACTCATAGGCTGAAACAGGCGATTGACAACCACGAGCGCGTTGGCATCATCCAAGATTGTGATGTCGACGGCGTATGCTCGGCGGTTATTGCTTATCAATTTTTGGATTCGATGATAGCCGAGAAGCCAGTCGTATTTTTCCATATTGGTAAGCAGCATGGCATTGGCGACCTGATGTTGCAAATCCTAAATGCAAATTTGGATTTACTTATCGTGCCAGATGCCGGTACGAACGATGTTGATGCTTGCCGTGAGCTTAGAGCAAATGGTGTTGATGTTATCATCGCCGACCACCACGAAATTGAAAAGAAAAATCCGTATGCCATTGTGGTCAACTGTATGCAAGGCGATACAAACCATGCAGCAAGCGGTACAACGGTCATGGCGAAAATCGTTGACCGATATAGCGAGCGATATCTTGGCGGACGGCGTTTTGATTTTAATGACATGGTGGCGTTGAGCTTGCTAAGTGATAGCCGCTCAATGTTAAGTATTGAGAATCGGGCATATTTGAATTTGGGGTTTGGAGGTTGTAAGAAATGAATATGTTCAAAGAGTTGGTTGATAAACTTGTTTATATGCAGGAAGACCTCATGTATTTAGATATTGTCAACAAACTCAAAAAAATTGAAGAGATTGAGCAGCTCAATGAAAGATGGAAATTCCAGAATAGATTTTGGAGGAATGAAGAATGATTGAATTGAAACTGAAACCCAACGAAAACGCATATATGATTGTTGATAAACTGGTCAGAAAATATTGGGAATGCGTTCGCGAAGAAGATGATGTGGTCGTAAATGTCGAATGTTCGTATGATGGCCAAAAGTGGCACGGAGAAAATCAATTTGGAGAGCTTCCTGGATATGGTGACAGCGAAGTTCTGTGGCTGAATGATTGGTGGGAGGGCGAACCTTACATCAGGATTCATGGGATTAAGAATCTTAATGAACTGGATGTGATTGGAGGCGCAGAAAATGATTAAGAAATTACCAAACGATTTACCCGCGCGTTTTGAAAGACCTGATGGAAGCAGGATTACAATGAAGTCCTATACTGAGGAACACGTATTCAAGGAGCTGGCATATAGCTATGACCTCATCGCTAAAATCAATGAGTTGGTGGATGCTGTGAACACCATGAGAAAGGATGATAAAAAATGAAATTTATTTTAGGCGACCGTGGCAGTGGTGTAACGACCGACATCGTGCTGGAGGCAACTAAGTATGGCGGCGTGATTATTTGTTCGTCTTTTGCTCAAGCAAATTATATTGCAGGGATGTCGGAACGAATGGGGGTAGAAAATATTTCCGCCCTGTCGATTCAAGATGTTATTAAAAATGACGCATTGAGTCATTATCCTGATGCAAAAATTTTTGTTTCAGACGTCAAATATGTGCTGTGGGAATTACTGAAAGAACATGGCGCAACTGGGAATATTGAAACGGTGAGCTCCAGCTTGTATATGAGTGAGCGGATGTGCGAGCGATGACGAACAGATTTTTGAATCTATGCGTCGAGAAGAAACTCGGTAAGCAGCCGCTCACGCCGCATAACTTGAGCTTCAGCCTCATTCCATATCTCAACGCCGTCTGTCGCTCGAACAATCAAGATGCAAAGCGGGCGTTATTCATGGCGTTTGCCAAAGGCGAGGATGAAGCTGAAGCCCTCAAGCAGATGAACGCGGCATATCGCGTCCAGCGTGAGACGATGACTCGAATGGTTGAGGAGTTGAGCCGTCAAGCCGATGGTCAAGTCGAGCGCGGTGACAAGATTTTGTTCGTGCGCATGGCGAATGACGACAAGGAATATGGCGGACTTGCGGCGAATAAATTAAAATCCAAATATGGCCTTCCCGTGGTTTGTCTGCGGGAGGCCGACCAAAATAATTGGTCTGGCTCTGTGCGTTCAGATTGTGATACGCTGGACGCCATGAACGCAACGGGCATGGCCAAATGCCAAGGTCATCAAAGCGCTCATGGCATCATGGTTCGCAAAGCCGCGTTTGATGAATTTCGCGTATGGGCAAATCAGCAGGATTGGAATCCGCAAGAGCCGACGGCAACTGCCGAGCTTGGCGTAGACGATATCACGCTGGAGCTTTGCGAGCTGCTGGATAGCTCGGCATGGCTTTGGGCGAATGATTTACCAGCGCCGACGTTCTATTGCAAATTTGAAATTCCGGTTGGCGTGAGCGTGATGTGCGGTAAAGCTGGTAACTGCTTCAGATATACACCATTCATCAAGTTCGGATGTAATGAGCGCGAGGTTGAGCAACTGACAGCAGACCACGCTCGTACCATCGAGTCGATTGCTGAGCTATCTGTTAATGAGTACATGGGCGTTCGTTATCCTCAAGCTCGAATCTTGAATTGGGAAATTCATGCCGAGCAGCCAAAGGAAGAAATTTTTGATTTTGATAAAATTTTCTCTTGACAAGCATGGCCAAGCGTGTTATACTCTAACCATCAGCTAAAGCAAAGGAGAAAATTGAAATGAAGAACCCCTGTTGGAAATGCAATGAGCGCTGTGTAGGTTGTCATGGCGCGTGCGAGCGATATGGCGAGTGGCGTAAGGAATATGAATCCAACGCCAACATTATTCGGGAATCTAAGGCAAGAGCCACGGATTATCTTGCGGCTCGTCGTCAGCTCCAGTTTACCAATACGGCAAAGTGGGGTGTGTGATGGTGAAGCAGGAACATATTGCTATTATGGCTATCAGCGCATCTATTGGGCTTTGCATCGGCGCTGGATGTTTGGTATATGCCGCTAACCGTGAGATTAAGCATGAGGTGGTCGTTGAGCGTACAACGGATATGCCGGAGCTTGTTTGGAAGCCTGAATACGATATTCCGGCAACTGAGTATGCGTACATTACAGATGAGCAGCTTGCCGAGATTGAAGCGCAGGAGGCCCAGAGCATTGAGGATGCGCTGTTGGCTCAGGCAACAAAGATTGACAATGTGACCGTCACGCATTACTGCACGTGTAAGAAATGTTGCGGTAAGTCGCCAGACCATCCTGCTTATGGCATCACGGCATCAGGCCGCAAAGCCACACCATATGTCACGGTTGCTGTTGACCCGTCTGTAATCCCGCTTGGCTCGGATGTGCTGGTAGATTATGGCGATGGCGTGATTGAATACTATCGCGCAGATGATATGGGTTCAGGTGTTGGCGGCAAGCATATTGACATTTGCGTTTCTGACCATCAAGAAGCAATCAATCTTGGCGTAAGAACGGCAACGGTTTATGTTGTGCCGCAGGAATAAGGAGGAATAAGATGCAGGAAACTTGCGTTGAATTTATCAAGGGCGAACCTACGCTGTCATGGTATAGCTCCGACAGCAAATGGATTGCGCGTATGGTGCAGCTTGCCAATGAGCGGCCTGATGAGGTCAAGATTATTTGTAAAGATGAAGATGGGCTGATGGTGCATTGCCCTGCGGCGTGGTTCAAGCCGCCTAAGCCGCCTGTTAAGCGCGAACTTACGCCTGAACAGCGAGCAGAAGCAGCGGCACGACTTAAAGCCGCTCGTGAATCCAGGTAACTTATCAAGATTTTGATTGCAATTTGAAACGCCATGTTGTGTTTGGTGTAATTTTTGCTTGCGAATTTAAACCGAAATTTCTGATAAGTTGTGTGTAGAAAATATTTCAAAAATTTTTTAAAAAAGGTATTGACATAGGTAATGACCCATGGTACAATACATGATGTCAGGAGGCAAGACCTTATAAGCAGTAAATCCACATACACACTGCGAAACTTCGGACCTCGAATGGCTGGTGAGAGGATAAACAATCCAGCTGCCATTGGTCGATTTGGAGCAAATATGGTTACGACCTTAAACAAAATAAAAACACGATGTGCAGTTGCGAGGACTTTAACTCGCCCAAAATATCTGGATGTAGCTCAGTTAGCAGAGCGCTTGCCTTGGGAGCAAGAGGCCGTGAGGGCAGGACTCACCATTCAGACCATGCTAAGAGAACTCGAAAAATAAAGAATGTGGAGCGACAGTTTATGACCTATGTGAGGTGGCCACCAACAGCATATGGCATAAGCGGCAGTAGGCAGATGCGAGTTTGTTATAACCTCTTAGCAAAACAAAATCAAACGCTTGCCGAGGACGAGGAAAAGTATGGATGGCGCGAGAGGCAATGGACATTGCTATGTAAGCAGGCGTTTGATTTTTATGCTGGTATAGCTCAACCGGATAGAGTGCCGCTCTTGTAAAGCGGAAGTTGCAAGTTCAAATCTTGCTACCAGCTCCAAGCCGTAAGATACGGCAAGTGTTCATGTTGTGACTCTCCTTTCAAATTTGCATAGTGCTGGGCATCACTTGAAACTGCCCGTTGGGATATAGCGTCGTAGCCAAGCGGTAAGGCAACAGACTTTGACTCTGTCATTCGTTGGTTCGAGTCCAACCGGCGCTGCCAATGGCTTCGTCTTCTAATGGTAGGATGGCTGGTTTATACCCAGCAAGCTCTCGATTGGAGCGCGATAGGGGTTCGAATCCTCTCGAAGCCACCATGGGCCAGTAAGCGGGCCTTCATAGTAAACCTCCTATAAAGTCGATGCGGTTAAGCAGCTCTGTGGTTCGGGGAAAGCCATGGGGCTGTTGCCGCATTTTCTTTGAAATTTATGCTTGACAATCACATTATTCTGTGCTATCATAGCATCAGAAAACAAAAGGAGGAACAAATAATGGTTGAGGCTTATGTTGATTATCTGATTGGTGAGCAGAAGAGCGGTAACACCATTAAGGCGTATGTCAAGGATGTTGAGCAGATGCTTGACTATATTGGCAAGCTGGAGGAGAACATCAGCTATGCCGACCTCCTGAACTGGAAAGCGAGTATCAGCAGTATGGCGTCTGCAAGCGTCAATCGTAAAATCGTGGCGGTCAGCGGGTACTTCAAGTTCCTGCATGATGTGGATGCTATCAGCACCAACCCTGCGGCAAACCTTAAGAGCGTAAAGGTTCACAACAAAGAGAAGCTGGCCATGAGCCGCGAAGATATTGGCAAGATGCTCGACGTGTGCACGAGTAATCGTCAGAAAGCAATGCTGTACACGCTTGGCTCGACGGGGATGCGTGTGAGCGAGCTGACGAGTATTGGCTACAAGCAGTACCGTGATAGAGTTGACAACCAACTCGTCATTACGGGTAAGGGCGATAAGCAGCGCGTGGTTTATCTGAATCGTCAGGCGGTCGAGGCTATCAACCTCTACATCCGTACTGAGCGCAAGGCTGGCAGTGAGTTCCTGTTCGCAAGTTCTCAGGGCGGCAAGGTGGATGCCAACAATTTTGACAAGACGCTCAAGGCTTTGGCTCGTAAAGCCGGTGTCAAGAACGCGGATGCTGTTAGCGCTCATACGTTTCGCCATAGCTTTGCTTGCATCCTGAGCGAGAATGGCACGAGCATGGACGTGATTCGTGATTTGCTTGGGCATTCCTCGTTGGCTGTTACGTCCAGATACCTGAACCAGAATGCAAGCCGTATGCGTAGTGCCGCGATGGCCGTATCATTTTGAATGGCGCAATGCCGTTTGAATAAATTCAAAATTGTAAAGGAGAAATCAAGATGTTTTACTACAAGCAAGAAACGAATTATGAAGCGCCGAAGTGGATGGAGGGCGAGTACAAGCTCAAGGTTCATGGCCGCAAGATTACGATTGAGCGCCTGGGCGTGGCTGATGATGGCGTGCCAACTAAGAGCCATGCCACGTGTCACAAGCATGACCAGTTTGATATTGGCGATGGCACGAAGGTGGCGCTGGATAGACTCAAAGAGAAGAAGGCGGAGGCTGATAGACAAAAGTTTAAGGTTGGGGACATTGTTAAGGTTATAAATGCTGGCAGCGCCTATTCGAGCCTCAAGCACTTTGACGAGTCCGTGTGGGCAGCTCGTTATCGCTATGGCGTTACTCCTTATGGCGGTATGATTGTCAAGATTGTTGGCTGGTATGACAAGGAGAAGACGATGGCGATTGTCGAAGAAGAGAATGGTAAGCAGCTTGGCAATCCGGTATATAGCAACATTCGTTGTTATGGTGGCATTTACGTCATTGGCGTTGCTGGTTTGGCGAGGGCGTGAATATGCAAGATTATCCAAACAATATCATCTCGGCTGTTGAGCGCGAGCTTTGTTATCAGGAAGATGATATTGCTGAAACGCTCTCATATATGGCGAATGAGTATGGCATCTTAGACAGAGCTTGTCGTCGATGGCTTGATGAACATGACCGATGTGAGCGATGTGGTGCGAAGCTGGAGGTTCAGCGAGGTCGAGAATACCATTCTGAGGTTGACGCATATGAGCCATATTGTGAGAAATATTGCCCAATTTGCGATTTAGGAGGCTAAAATGGACGAAAAAGATAAGGAATTTGAAGAATCCATCCGAGAGAAAATCGAGGCGATTTGTAAGCAGCAGTTCACGTTGGGAATGCTGGCTGGCAATCGAGCTGGACTTGAAATCGTCTGGCAACAGGCAAAGGACATGACGAGCGCAAAGAAAATCAAGAAGCTCATCAAAGAAAAGCTCGATGTGGCGACCACGGTTGTGGAGCGCAAAGCCGAGGAGGTCAAGCATGAAGCATAAAGATTCTCTGATGCCCGTATATTTATTTGCTGGTGGCCTTCTGTTTTATAGCATCGCAATGCCGTGCTTGGATAGCGTCAGTTGCGTGCTTCAGTCGGCGTGTAATCGAATTGTCGCCAAATGGCAGATGGATTTGAATGAAGCTCAGGCTGAAAGCAATGCGGCGGTCGAGGTTATTCAACCAGCTAATCAGCAGAATACCAACGCCATTGGTTTTGACCTTGGCTATACGGAGGGCGAGGATGATGGTTGGTGTGACAAGCGGTAAGCAGCTCTGGAACATCGTGTGCACGCGATGCCAGTATCAGAGGCAATGCGATGAACGATGCTGTGGACAAGGCGGCTATCAGCATATCAAGGATACTGTAACGCGATACTATACGAGCCGCAGAGATTGCCCGTTGTGGATTGCATTTGAATCAGATAGGAGAAGCAAGGATGGCAAGTAAGAAAAAGATTGTGAACGACGTGAATGAATTTGGAGCACCGCCCGAAGATATGTTTTTTGGGCTGACGCTCAATGAAGGCCAGAAGATTTTCCGCGATGCTATCATGTCGGAGGATAAACAGGTGGTCATCTGTAATGCCGTCAGTGGTAGCGGCAAGACTTTGATTGCTACGGCGTGCGCTCGGATGCTTCAGGCGTATCACGGCTACGATGGCGTGGTTTACGTGTTTAGTGCCAATCAAGAACAGGCGTTGGGGTATCGCCCAGGAACGACCGAGGAGAAGGTTGAGGAATATACCGTACCTCTTCAGGACGCACTCATCAAACTCAACGAAGAGCCAAGCAAGGTAATTGAGAATGCCGAGAATTTGAAATTTGGTTCGGCGTGGATTGCCGCTAAGCCATCGACGTTCCTGCGTGGTGTCAACTTCAACCATAAGGTTGTCATCGTAGATGAGGTTCAGAATTTTACGATTCCAGAAATCAAGAAGGTCATCAGCCGTTGTGATGATGCATCTAAGGTTATCCTGATTGGTTCGACAGACCAGATTGATATTCGCCCTGAGCAATCGTGCTTTGAGAGTTTGATGGAATATCTTGACCGTTACGATTTCGTTCAGAGGTGCAAGCTTGACATCAGCTATCGTGGTCGACTCTGTGAGGCCATTGATTTGTACGGCAAAGAAAATTTCAAATAAAGCCTTGACAATCCTTCTGTCTTATGGTACAATCCAAGTATCAACCAGACAGGAGGATTGATTTTGTGAAATATGTTGGCAGTAAGAACCGCTTGAGCAAGCAACTCGCGCCTATTATCCAGTCGTATATTGACGGTATGCCTAATTGCAGGGGTTATGTCGAGCCGTTTGTTGGTGGCGCAAATATGATTGATAAAATCAAAGCACCGGTAAAAATTGGAACTGATATTCATAAATATCTTATTGCTTTGCTCAACCATGTGCAGCAAACAACTAATGACCTACCTAACACTATTACAGAGACCGAGTATAATGCTGTGCGTATCAATCCTGACGCATATCCCGATTGGTATGTTGGGCTGGTTGGATTTTGTACGTTTGGCGCTAAGTGGTTTGGAGGTTATCCTCGTGGATTCAAAGCAGACGGTGTAACGCCGCGAGATATTACCAATGAGGCTATTCGCAACATTAAGAAGCAAGCGCCAAAACTTAAAGGAATTATATTTGCGCGTAGTGACTATTGGAAAATTGGCGTAGGCGGCATGGTTATCTACTGTGACCCGCCTTACCGCGATACAACCAAGTACGCAACGGGTAGCTTTGATTATGAAAAATTTTATAATTGGTGCAAACAGATGGCCAAGAACAACGTCGTACTCATTAGCGAATATTGGATGCCAGAGGATGGTTTTGAATGCATTTGGCAAGGTAATCTCAAGTGTACGCTGGACAAAGCAAGTCGAACCGACAAAGTTGAGCGGCTGTATATTTGTAAAGGTTGGTGAAGATTATGAACGACCTCGAGAAAGCGCCAAATTGCTATCAATGCGCTTTGGACGATGTTTGCTTTGGATTGACGTGTACGGATTGCAATTTATACCAGCGGCAATATCTAAATGCTCAAGATGCTATGGAGGCGGCTATCCGGCGTATCCATGAGCTTGAGAAATCAAATCGCAACTGGAGGCGCAAAGCCCAGAGGTTGCGTAAAGAATTGAAGGAGGTAAAATATGAAGAGTAAAGGTTGGATTGTAGCCATGGACTTTGCGTTATGTGCTATGAACGCGGTTCTTGGCATTGCGCATATGGGGTCTGTGCCTATGTGGACAACAGCGCTTAGCCTGATGACGGCTGGAGCTTGCTTGGGCTTTGGGCTGTTCCTGATTTTCGTTGAGAGGTGAGCGGTATGACGTTTCTTGATTGGGCAAGCACAAGCCCCGTGATTCGATTTGCGGCAAACCAGTATGGTGTCCATTGCAATCCAAATGCGGCGTATGCCTATGAAGAGCGGGGGTTACTAATGGATTGTGAGGAGCGCATTAAGGCGGCTATCGGCGTTAAGAGTGGTCATGTGCTGTATTTCAGATGCGCAACAGAGGCTATTGATTGGTTGCACAACAAAAGTATCGCTCGCCAACCAGATGTGGAATGGTTTAATAGTTTAGTTGAACATGACTGTTGTGATTTTGGTGTTGTGTGCGGTGCAGACCAAGTTGAAGAATACTGCACAAGAGCTGTCATAGGAAGAGCCCGCAATTTAAGAGCCGATTTTTACATCCATCAATGGGTCAATCACGTCACAGGCGAAATTTTCAACCTTAAGGAAATCAAGGCGCAGTTGCCAGACACTTGCCGTCTCATCGTAGATGCTACGGCGGGATTTGGCAAAGTCAAGTTGCCACACGGCATTGAGAATATTGCCGATGCGCTGTTTATGTCTGGCCATAAGATTGGCCGCCCTGAGCTTTCGTTTATGTGGCTCAATGACGAGCTTTGCGAATGGCTTGGAGCGACCAAGGATATCCGCAATCAGTGGGGCTTACATCATGGCAGCTTAAGCGTGGCGAGCGTGCTGGCGTTGACTGATGCGGTTGAATGGGCTTGTGATGAGGATAGAGTTTGGAATGGCGAGTTAAAATTCGTATGTCTTGTCGATGATTTTTTTGATGGTCTGGATGACATTGCGGAATTTATTGGAGGAGACATGGTTGGAACGCTTGCTATCAACGCCATTCGCCTCAATGGTATCAATGCCGATGCCCTCCAGCAGTTTCTCGCCTCGCGCGGTATTTATGTTGGCGTAGGTGGGTCGGCTTGTTCTGCGGCGCATGACTATCGTGTGTTGCGTAACGGATATGGATTAAACAACGATGAAGCAGCTGAGGTTATCAGAGTATCGTTGGGGCCAGAGACAACGGCAGACGATATCAAGGCACTGGTTGATGGCGTTAAGGAATATCGTCGGCAATTTTGTTAAAATTTAATCTTGACAATCCTCCTCTTGTGTGGTATCATGACGGTACTATATGAGAGGAGGTTTTGTATTTTGGCCAACTATACAATCCTGCATCTACACTCGATGCTATCCAACGGCGTGACAAACATCGACTCGGTAACGCCATACGACCAATACATTGACCAAGCGCACGAATGGGGCATGACGGCTATGGCATTCAGCGAACATGGCAGCGTGTTTCAGTGGGTCAAGAAGAAGCTGCACATGGAAGAGTTGGGCATGAAGTTTATCGCGGCCGAAGAATTTTACCTTACCAACACGCTTGACGAAAAGATTCGCGACAACTACCATTGCTTGCTCATCGCCAAGAATTATGACGGCGTGCTTGAGCTAAACAAGTTGTCAAGCAAATCTTTCAACCGAGACGACAATTCGTTTTACTATGTGCCGCGCATCACGATTGATGACGTCAAGCACACGAGCGACAACATCATTGTATCGACGGCGTGCTTAGGTGGCGTGTTAAACAAAGCGCCTGAGCCTATTCGACAAGATTTTTTTGATTGGCTGTGTCAGCATCCTGACCGTTGCTTCCTTGAAATTCAGCCGCATATCAGCGCAGAGCAGAAGCGGTACAATCAAGCGCTTTGGGCGTTAAGCAAGCGCAGTGGCTTGCGGTTGTTGATGTGTACAGATACCCATGCGCTCAACGCCGAACACGTTGAAGGGCGCAAGATTTTACAGAAGGCCAAGAGCATCCATTTTGACGGCGAGGACGAATTTCACCTTGAGATGTTGAGTTATGACGAGCTTGTGCGGCTATGCCAGCTTCAGAACGCCTTGCCTATGCAAGTTTATCTTGACGCCATTGAGATGACCAACACGGTGGCCGATATGATCGAACCGTTTGAGCTTGACTATAGCTACAAGTACCCGCATCTATGGGGAGACGATAGCGAACAGGTGCTTAGAACTAAAATTGCCGATGGCATCAAATGGCGCGGCGTAGACAAGCTGCCGAATTATCAAGAATATCTTGACCGCATTGAATATGAGATGAAGGCGTACATCCATAACGGCGCGATTGATTTCATGTTGCTCATGAAGGATATCATCGCATGGTGCAAGACGCAGGACATTCTCGTTGGCTATGGGCGCGGCTCATGTAATGGCTCAGTCATAGCTTATCTGCTTGGCATTACAGAGATGGATAGCATCAAGCATGGGCTGAACTTTGAGCGATTCATGAACACCGAGCGTGTATCGTTGTCTGATATTGATACGGATTTTCCGCCAAGCAGAATCAATGAGGTCAAGCAATACATCTTCAATAAGCATGGGCTGTATTGTTCAGACATTGTGACGTTCAATACTATCGCGCTTAAGGGCGCTATCCGCGATGTTGGCCGTGCGCTCGAGATTCCGCTGGCTGAGGTTGGCGAGATTTGCAACCGCGTTGAAGCGGATGAGGGTGGATGCCGCAAGCAATATCCTGAGCTGTTCAAATACGTCGACATTGTGAATGGTTGCGTGGTGTCGGTTGGCTCGCATCCGTGTGGCGTAGTTGTGGCTGAGGGCGCGATTGATGACCGCATGGGGCTGTTCACAACGTCAACCGATGCCTTCCCCATCAGCCAAATCAACATGAAGGAGGTTGACCTTCAGAATTACGTCAAGCTCGATTTGCTCAAGCTGGACACCATTGAGCTTATCAATGAGACGTGTAAGCTGGCGGGTATTGAACGCCTGACGCCTGACAATGTCGATATCAACGACAAGGCTGTATGGGATAGCATCAGAGATGATACCACAGCAATCTTCCAATGGGAAGGCGCAACAGGCGACAGGTATATCAAGCAGTTGCTATCTGAGAGCAACATCCAGAAATTCAAGAAGCTCAACCCCAACGTGGACTATATGACGTTGTTGAGCATTGGTAATGGCGCGATTCGTCCTGCTGGCGCGTCGTATCGTGACGATTTGGCCAATGGCGTGATTCGCAAATCCGGCAATGCGGCGATTGATGAATTTATGAAGCCGACGTTTGGCTATCTGGTTTTCCAATGCCAGATTATTCAATTCCTGCATCAGTATTGCGGATACACCATGGGCGAGGCAGATATTGTTCGCCGCCATTTCGCAAAGAAGACCGGCACAGAAAAGGATATTCCGCAAATCAAGGCGGGCTTTGCTAAGACCATGGCCGAGCAGTACGGTATGAGCCAAGAGGAATCGGATAAGGTTATCGCGGATTTCATTCAGGTCATCATGGACGCCAGCAACTACCTGTTCAGCCTTAACCATAGCCAGCCGTATAGCTATGAGGGTTATGTGTCTGGTTGGCTCAGATATCATTACCCGCTTCAGTTCTTGACTGTGGCGTTGAATATCAATCAAGGCAAAGAGGAAAAGACGGGGGCACTCACGGCGTATGCGCATAAGGTTGGCATCGGCATCAAGCCGCCAAAGTTCCGCCATTCCCGTTCGGCGTATTTCTGTGATACGGCAACCAACTGTATTTATAAGGGGCTTGGGTCTATCAAATACATGAGCAGCCAAGTTGCCGAGGCGCTGTATGGTATGCGCGATATGCAGTTTGGAAATTTCATCGATGTGCTGTTTGCGCTCCAGCAAATCGATGACAAGCCTGACAGCCGCCAGCTTGACATCCTTATCAAGATTGGGTACTTTGAGGAATTTGGCCCAGCAAAGGCGCTGTTGCTTGGCGTAGAGATTTTTAATAAATTTTTCAAGTGCAAGAATTTAAGGCTTGACAAATGGGCTGAGATGGGTTATAATATGGCTATCTTGAAAGCCAACGCCGCCAAGCTCACAGATAAGACGGCTGGCGGGCTTAATAACCGTGGGCTTATCTTGGGCATTCTGCGGTCAATGAAAATGCCGCGCACAACCATCGTCGATAAGCTTAGATGGCAAGCTGAGTTGCTTGGCTATGTAGATGGCTCTGACCCGCGCCGAGACGTAAATGAATGGCTGGTACTTGCCATCGAGACAACAAGCTATGGCACGGCATGGCTAAGGCTATACAACCTTGCCTACGGTGCTGAACGACGTTACAAGGTTGACAAGCGATGGGCAGCAAGCCATAGCTGCAAGACTGGCGATGTGCTCAAGGTTGTGTTGGATGACAAGCCAAAATTTAAGAAGCTGGATGATGGCAAATTCGTCAAGACTGGCGAGGTCGAGACGGTTATAAAAATGTTTAAGATTTTGGAGGTATGAAATGAAAAGAGGAAAATGGATGGCGTGGCTCTACGTATTTGGATGGGCTATCTGTATTGCGATTTGCTTAGTGTTTGCTTATATCATTGCTGTTTCCGATTTGCCGCCTTGGTTCAAATTCTTTTTGCTGAAAGGAAAATAAGGAGGTTTGATGCTATGGGAAGAAAAATTGATGGAGATGCCTTAATTGATTGGCTTGAAGATGGCTATGATGAAGACCATGCAAGTCAGCAGGAGCAGATTGACCATGCTTTTACGATTGGGTTGATTAACGCCATGAGCGAAGAACAGGAGGCTTGACAATGGCTGAATACATTGAGAAAAACGTAGCAATCGCGCGGTTGACAGCGCTGGAAATTGGCAATCCATGCGCTACGATGGCAGACGCAAAACGTCAGATTGCTGATACGCGGTCTGCTAACGTTGCGCCGGTGGTACATGGGCGGTGGGTATTCACAAGAAAACACCTATGGTATAAAGAAGATGACGGCGAAATAGATTTGTGGCGGTTGGATGTGGGATTTCACAATGGGCCAGCGTGTCAAGTGTGCGGAGAGTCATTCTGTGTAAACTGCAACAAAGATTGGGAAAACACGGAATGCCGTATAGGGCATTATGAATGCTCAGCGTGTAAAGAGCCGTCTAAAGATGGGCGTGAGAATTTCTGCCCCCAACTGCGGCGCGAAAATGGACGGAGGCGATGACAATGAGGCTGATTGACGCGGACGCCCTTGGAGTGGGAAGATGTAGCAGAGACATTCTTCCAGCGATGTATTGCGCTGGTTGGAATGGTTTACTTGGCATTTTAGAAAAAGCAGATACCGTCGACGCTGTGATCGTGACGAGGTGTAAGGATTGCCGAAGCTCTCGCGAGCTGAACCGAAACGACAGGCTGGAAGACAGTTATGCCGAAGGCGTCTTATGGTGTATGAATCAGTCTAATGGCGTATGGCCGGACGATTTTTGCAGCTACGGTGAGCCGAAGTGTTGACAAGCATTTGTCGGTATGATATAATATTAAATGCCTATAAGGCAGAAAGTAAGGATATGAAAATATGGGGATTGCAGTCAAGAATTTTCAAAAAAAAGTTCTTGACAACGGTATCTGGATGTGATATAATCTATAATAGAGGTTGAGATAAGGTTGCAAACTTTCTCATTTAGGACAACGTGCTTACTCCGCGTTGTCCACTCTAATAAAAATTTCTTGAGTAAGGAGAATGTAAGATGGAAGAAATCTGGAAAGATGTTGTTGGATATGAGGGTTTATACGAGGTAAGTAATCTTGGTAATGTGCGTAGCTTGTTTCGGTACAAGAAACAACTCAAGTGGAACGTCTTGAGTTCTGGCTATGCGACTGTTCAACTTTTCAAAGAAAAAGTTGGTACAAGATTGCTTGTACATCGACTTGTCGCCAAGGCATTCTTACCCAATCCAGATGGATTACCGGTCGTCAACCACAAAGACGAGAACAAATTAAATAATAGCGCGGACAATCTTGAGTGGTGTACTCAACAGTACAACTTAGCTTATAACGACGGGCATAGAAAAAGAGCCGACAACACGCGCTGGTTCTATGATGAAATGAGTGTAAGGTTCAAAGAAAATAATCCCGCTATAAAATTGCCAGTCGTTCAGATGAGTTTGTCTGGCGAATTTATAAAAGAATGGCCAAGCGCCAAAGATGCAGTTGTTGCGCTTGGCTATAAATCAGACCATATCTGTGAATGTTGCAAAGGGAAACGAGAGACATCTAATGGATTTAGATGGAAATATAAGGAGGTAATTTAATTGGGGTAGCTGTTTTGATTCTTGGTGAATCTGGCGCTGGCAAGTCGGCATCCATGCGTAACTTCGCGGAGAATGATGTCCGCATCCTGAACGTGGCGTCTAAACCGCTGCCGTTCAGAAACGTCAACAAGCTCAAGAAAGCTGACAAGGCAACCTATGGCATGATTCGTGGCGCTGTCACGAGTGGCCAGACGTTGAGCTATGTGGTAGATGATGCTCAGTACCTCATGGCGTTTGAGAGCTTTGACAAGGTGAATGAAACAGGATATGGTAAGTTCACCACTATGGCCAAGAATTACGAAGAGATGTTGAGATGTATTCAGGAGGATACGCCGCCTGACACTATTGTCTACGTCATGCAGCACGTGGATGTTGACGAGAATGGCAAAGTAAAGGCCAAGACTCTTGGTAAGATGCTTGACCAGCAGCTCACGGTTGAGGGCTTGTTCACGATTGTTCTGCTTGCCAAGGCTGATGAACGCCGCCATTATTTCATCACCCAGTCTGACGGCACGAATCCGTGCAAGTCGCCGATGGGAATGTTCGACGAAGTTGAGATTGACAACGACCTCAAGATGGTCGATGACACCATCAGAGAATATTATGGGCTGAAGAAAAATACTGCGCCAGTCAAGGCGAGTAAATAAAATTTTTGAAGCGAGGTTGAAGCGTAATGAAGAAGATTGCAAATTGGGAAAACGTCAAGGAAAATAGCGGCTTTGCCAAGTTGCCTGTTGGCGGCTATATCGTTAAGATTCTGAATGTACAGGATGTTCCTGAGAAGGAATATCTCAAGATTTCGTTCGATATCAATGAGGGTGAGCAGAAGGGCTTCTTTGGTAAGGCATACAAGGAAGATACGCGCTCGGACAAGAAATGGCCTGCCGCTGGCTCGTTTATCCGCTCTTACAAGGAAAGCGCCGCGCCGATGTTTAAGGGCTTCACGAACGCCATTGAAAATTCCAATAAGGGCTATAGCTGGAATTTTGAAGAGAAGAGCCTTGTTAATAAGGTCGTTGGATTGGTCGTGGGCGAGGAGGAATACCTCAACCAGAAGGGTCAGGTTCGCAAGCGCACCTATGTCAGTGCGGTTCGTTCTGTCGAGACCATCAAGAAGGGCGATTTCACCGTGCCTGAGCTGAAGAGGCTCGACGCGACTAAGGCATCCAGCAGTCAGACCAAGCAGGATGATTTTGTAAATCCTTTTGCAAACGACACGTCAGTTGACCCGTTTGCCAGCGTCCCCGCTCAGGATGCCCCCGCGGCAGATGACACCGCGCCTTGGGATGACGCTAATCCTTTCGCGTAACCCCATAAAATTTTCTTAGAGGCGGGCTTGACAAAGGCTCGCCTCTTTGCTATAATATCCAACAGGAGGTGATGAGCTGATGGTTAATAGATTCTTAGCGGTAGGCAGTTTAAGCGAGTGCGCTATTCAATTCTATCGCACCCACATCAAGGTTCGCCTATCGCTTGAGGTCAACCATCAGGCCATCACCATGCAACAGACAATTAGCCGCAAATGGAACGCCGAGCAGTATCAGGCTCTGGGCAAGGCTATCCCTTATTTGCATCCGCAGATTGAGGGAATTGTAACTAAGGGCGAGCATGACCACATATACGCCATGCCGTCATCAGACCAGCCAACGCGGCTTATGGTCAGCGGCAACATCAACGAATGGCATGGGCGCATCTACTTTAACGCCCAATATATTCGCCCAGAGCCGCGAGCGCCTGATAGCACGATCATAGAGCTTGATGGCCAATGGGTAGATGGCCATAGGCTGGTCAACGTGGTTGGCGATTGGCCGCGAGAATTTCATCTGGATGCGCCTATTGGCTATGAGCGGCGTGCATATCGGCTAAAATTGATATATTCTGGCGGCTATATAGAGCGAGATGGCGTTGTGGATATATCGAATTATGGTTTACAAGTGGTTGATTGCCAGCCGCTTGACGAATATATTGATGACGAGCAGATGAAGAAAATTTTGCTTGAGCTTGAGATTATGGAGGGTTGATATGGCAAGAAAGAAAAATGAATCAAGTCCAGATGTGGCTGAACGCAAAGCTCTGCTTAACTATATCAAGAGCCTTGACACTGATGCCAACTTTATCCTTATCACGGCACAGCTCAAGCGAATGTTGGCCGAAGGTATGACCTATACTGGCATACGATATGCGCTATGGTATAGCATCAACGTCAGTGGCATGGACTATAAAGGCATGGGCATCATCCCATATGTTTATGACGAAGCCAAGAGATATTGGCAATGGCAACAGCAGATGAAGGCGCAAGTTGCTGGATGGAAACAAGCAGATGAAGACGCCGTGGTTGTTAAGCGGCAGAGAGAGGATGAGGTATTTACATGAGCGTATATGATTCACGGGCGGCGCGTCTATGCTTAGGCGCTATGCTCATCAAGCCTTCGCTTTGCCTTAGCGATAAATTCCCTATGGCCAAACAGGATTTTGAGCCGCAGATTTTCCATCTCAGGTTGTATCAGGCTATCACGGCGTTAGCCAAGCGTGGCGCTCAGAGCATTAGCGCGATGGATTGTTATACACTATGCGCGAATAACGCTGAAGTCAAGCGGGTGTTTGATGATAACAGCCTGACAGATTTCATCGACACCATCAAGCAGTTGGCCAGCGCGGACAACTTTGAGCTATACTGGTCGTCTGTCCGTAAGGTAACCTTGCTCAGGGAATACGCTAAGGCCGGATTTGATATCAGCCGCTTTGAGCAGGATATGGCTAAGTGGAGTATCCAAGATATTCTCGACTACTATGACGGTTTAGCTATCAGCATCCGCAAGCAATTCTATCAGGACAAGAGCACCAAGGAAATGAAGGCGGGCGATGGCTTTGAGGCGATTAAAGAGCGGTTCAAGGATGAGCCAGCATTTGGCGCAACCACGTTTAGTCGATACCTCAACACAGCGGCAAGGGGTTGGCAGCGTGGCCAGTTGACTATGCACGGCGCTGTTAGCGGCTCTGGTAAAACGGGTGTAGCGTTATACAATGCGGCGTTGGTTGCTTGTCCTGAGCTATGGGATGATGAGGCTGGATGCTATCAGCCCAACCCATGTTATCAGCACAAAGCGGCGTTGTTTATCCAATATGAGCTGAACGACCAAGAGGAACTTACGCCTAAGCTCATTGGCTCTATCAGCGGAGTTCAGACCTATCACATCCTCAATGGTCGCTATGAAGATGGCGAGGAAGAGCGCGTAGATAAAGCCATTGAAATCTTGCATCAATCCAGCATCTACCTTGTAACCATGCCGAGCTTTACAAATGACAAGCTCAAGGCGTGTATCAAGGAATATGCTACGCTGCATGATGTTGGGTATGTGGTCTTTGACTATGTGAGCCAACAGTCAACAGTTAGCAGTGATATCGCCAAGAAGAACGGCGTGGCTACTCGCTCAGACCAAGTGCTGTCAGATATTGTTTCAAACCTCAAGGACATTGCGGTTGAAAATAACGTGGCGATTCTGACGTTCTGTCAGACCAATGCCAACGTGAACAATCAAGAAATTCTTGACGCAGGATGCTTGGCTGGTAGTCGCGCCATGCAGGATAAACTTGATGTTGGCGGCATCATTATGCCGTTGCGCCGTCAAGAGAAGGAAATCGTGGCTATGATGGTTGAGGCTGGCAAAGCGCCCATTGAGCCAAACCGCATCATCCATCTGTTTAAGGTTCGCTTTGGCAACCAGATTCAGCACCTCAAGATTTGGGGCAAGTTAGATTTGAACACAGGCAGATGGACAGATTGTTGGTGTACAGATAGCGATAACAAGCCATACGAGATGCAAAGAACGAAGCTGGTATATGCCAATGATTGATATCCAATCCATCAAGAGCCAAATCAACGCCGACAACATTATCGACCTCATGGATTCGCTTGGAGCGGATTACAATTTTGCCTCAGCTCATCAAATCCACTTCAAGTCCATATGCCATGGCTCTGATAGCTATAAGCTATGGTGGTATGATGACGATGCTGGAGGTCATTTACATTGTCACAGGGATGGCGAGAACTGGGACGTAATCGGCTTTGTTCAATTCGTCAAGCATATGGACTTCTTGCCAGCGGTTGAGTATATATGCCAGACACTTGGTATCAATGCCGCTGAGGTAAACGAGCGTTCGGATGTTGACCCGTGGCAGAAAGAATTGCGCCGCTGGTTGCCAAACGCCGAAGTCGAGCCTGAGCCGCTTACCACTTATGACCAAAGCGTGTTACGGTTGTTCAAGCCCATCCCCCATAGGTCATGGCTTGATGATGGTATCAGCAGAGCGGCTATGCGCAAATTCAGCATAGGCTGGTATGGGCGCAATGCCCAAATCGCCATCCCTGTGCATGACCCTGATGGCAATCTTGTGGGCATCCATGCTCGTAATACACGCCGAGCCATTGTTGATACTGGGCGCAAATACGAGCCGCTCAGAACCTTGACGCAAGATTATCGTTTCCCAACTGGACGTGTATGCTATGGACTATATGAGAACCAAGCCGCAATCAAGGCAAGCCATGAGGTCACGATATTTGAAGCGCCCAAGTCAACCTTGCAGATAGCATCCATGCTTGGCGATGATGCGGCTTGCGTTTCGTTATTTGGCTGGAATTGCAACAAGCTGCGGCGTGATATGCTCCTTGACCTTGGCATCCAGCGGATCAACATAGCGCTTGACCGGCAGTACCATGAGACAAGAGGTGGTGAGTTCGGCGTATATGTTCGACAAGTCAAGAAGATTGCCAATCTCTTCAAGCCATATTGTCAAGTGGCGATAATCTGGGATAAGCAAGACCGCCTTGGATACAAGGACTCGCCCAGCGACAAAGGGTTTGAGGTTTGGAATAAATTATATCAAGAGAGGACGATTCTATGAGTTGCGAATATGAGCATCGGTTTGAGCGAATCACTGGTTGGCGTGACGCCAATACGCCCATCACGTCCAAGGCGTGTTTATGTTGGGCTGAGAAAGAACCGCCTGATTGCCCCTACTTTTTGGATGATAACCAGAAAGATTGCCCAAGATACAAAGAAAAAATTTCAGAATAGCCCCTTGACATCCTCCTTATGGTTTGGTATGATTGTGATATCAAATCATAGGGAGGTTTTGTTTATGAGCTACAACGAGTGGCTGACTGAGGTTTGTAAGCACACCGAAGACTTGATGGATTGCACTACGCAAATTTATGGATATGGCGTTCGTCTTAAATTCAAGCCGTTTGGCACAATACTTTGGTCGATGATGTTCGAGGAAAGCTGGCTTGGCGAGGAATATAATCTCTACGCCAATCCCAAAGCTACGGCATACAACATGGCCATCCTCGTTCGCCGTGAATGGTGGAAGGTCATCTCCAGAAAGGACGAACACAATGATTGACTACCGTTCTTTTGGTATCACCTATAAAGCAAATCAGACCAAGCTTCACAAGCTCTACAAAGAGGATGTTAAGTGGTTCAAAGAAGCCATTCACGCCAACCCGTATCATGTCCTCATTGACCAAGCTGGCATGAGCTGGGCTAAAGCAGACGAGTTGGCTGTAAGCAGATATTGCAAACGAGACGATTACAACCGATGTTGCTATGCCGTCTATGAAGCCCTCAAAGCCAATGAACAGCATGGCAATACGCGTATGATTGATTCAGAACTTGCTCGCGATGTTCACAAACTTGCGCCAGAGGTTATCCCCATTATTGTCAAAGTCGTTAGCGATGACCCACGCATATGGTATGATGCAGCTCGTCATCTGGTAGCGCTGAGTGGTACGCATAGAGCCGAGCAGAACATCGCCGAGCATATCAAGCGGCGGCTCAAAGCCAAGCGTGAGGATATTGTCAATCGCGCCAAGCATGAGGGGCTTACAGATGAGCAGTTCAGCGCTGTAGAGCTTGCCATTAACCGCGATGTGTCGATGCTCAATGGCTATGCTGGCTCAGGCAAGAGCTTCACGACCAAGGCCATTATCGCCGAGCTTGAAGACCGTTGGCTTAGCTATCAACTCCTTGCTCCTACTGGCATTGCCGCTAAGGTGCTACGTGGCTATACTGGGCGTCAAGCCATGACCATCCACATGTTCTTGACTGGACCATGGAAGCCGGACTATATTATCATCGACGAGGCAAGCATGGTATCGGTTCATCTGCTGTCGGCGTTGCTTGATGCCGTTGGTAATAAGCCGCGCTTGGTATTCGTGGCCGATAATGCTCAGCTTGCATCTATTCAATGCGGCTCGGTGGTTCAGGATATTATTGACAGCGGTGTTGTTCCGCGTACACAACTTAACAAGATTTTCCGCTATAATTCGAGCGGCATTGTCACCATAGCAACTGATATGCGGCAAGGTAGTTGCGAGCATTTGACGCAGGATTTTCCCGATTATTTATTTGAGCATGAGAACAATTCTGAGCCTGTCCAGCAAGTGGTTCGGCATTATGAAGCTCTGATGGCTCAAGGCTATACGCTTGATGATATCATGGTGTTATGTCCATTTAACAAGAATGTTGGTGCAGACGCCATCAACGCGGCTGTAAGCGAGTTTGTTAATCCAAACCCGACTGTCCGCAAGAACAGCATCATCAAAATTGGCGACAAAGTTATCAACATCAAGAACGATTACTCGGCTGGTGTAGACAACTTCATTGCTAATGGCGATATTGGCTATCTGCGAGAGTATCAACCCGTGCGTGGCGACGATGATATTGTGTTGGTAAATTTTGACAATGGTGAGCATAATGTTGGCAGTCTCGCTCGGCTCAAACAAGCATATGCGCTTAGTGTCCATAAGAGCCAAGGTAGCTCGGCTAATGTGGTCATCGTGCTGATTGACCCAAGCCATGGCTTCTTCCTCTCAAAAAATCTCATGTACGTTGCAGTTACTCGTGCACGTGAGAAGCTGATTGTAATTGGTGACGAGGATACCATTGCTGAAGGTATCAAGCGTGAAGAGCAGCTTGAAAGAAATACGGGGCTTATGGAAATGTTGGCTTGACAATCACACATCCATTTGATATAATCTAATGTGCCAAGAGGCAGAAAGGAGGAAACGCCATGACAGTAGCCGAACTTATCTGGAAGCTCTTGTACTATCCATACGATATGGAGGTCAAGGTCTGCGTAAGGCCGAGAGTTGAACCAGCAGCAAGTGTAGGAGAGAGTGTCGACATCGACACAAACAAAACATCAGTAGTTATCTACGGCGATAAGCCCTATGATATGTTTAAGGAGGTATCAGCAATTGCAAGTTACAAAGCGTGATGGCCGTAAGGTCGAATTTGATTCAGACAAGATTGTCAAGGCAATCACCAAGGCGTTTGTCGAGGTTTATCCTGATGGCGTGACAAACGAGATGCAGGAATGCGCTCATAAGATTGCCGGTGAGGTTGCGGCGAAAGACGGCATGACGGTTGAAGAAATTCAGGATGCCGTAGTTCGCAAGCTCATGGCAAGCAAGTGGAAAGACGTGGCCAAGACATACGTTGAATATCGCTATTTGCATCAGATGGCGCGTAGCCAGTATGCCCAGCTCATGGACGCCATTGCCGAGAAGCTGGAGGCAAGAGATGTTAAGAACCAGAACGCCAATGTTGACGAGCATAGCTTTGGCGGTCGCGTAGGCGAGGCCAGCAGCGTAGTCAATAAGAAGTACGCACTGGAATATCTGGTGTCGCCTATGGCCAAGGCAAACCATAACAACAACGAGGTCTATATTCACGACCTTGACAGTTATGCGGTTGGAATGCACAACTGCTTGTCGATTCCGTTTGATGACCTGTTAGCCAATGGATTTAACACTCGCCAGACAGATGTTCGCCCTGCTCAGAGCATCAACACGGCGTTCCAGCTTGTGGCGGTCATCTTCCAGCTCCAGAGCCTTCAGCAGTTTGGCGGTGTAAGTGCAACACATCTCGACTGGACGATGGTTCCTTATGTGAGAAAGAGCTTTTGGAAACATTTCAAAGATGGCCTTGTTTATATCCAGAAAGAACCTCGCCCTACCGATGACCACTTTAACCCTGATTGTCCCATTGACGCAGAAATCTATAAAGTAGCTGACAAAGCGTATGAGTATGCTATTGATATGACAACCAAGGAGTGCTATCAAGCCGTTGAAGGTATGTACCACAACCTCAATACGCTCCAGAGCCGTTCTGGCAATCAGCTGCCGTTCAGCTCTATCAACTATGGTACGTGCACATTGCCTGAAGGCCGCATGGTCATCAAGGCATTGCTCGATGTTTCCATTAAGGGTATGGGCAAGCTTCACAAGACCAGCATCTTCCCTTGCGGCATCTTCCAATGCATGAACGGCGTGAATCGGCATGAAGGCGAACCCAATTATGACCTGTTCAGACTGGCACTCAAGTCTACGAGTCTGCGGCTTTACCCCAACTATGCCAACGTCGATTGGTCTGGCAATGCTGGCTATGACCGCAATGACCCAAAGACGTATTTCAGCACTATGGGTTAAGAAAACACCACAGCCCATATAAAACTTCGTGAACCTGTGAAACGCAGGGTGTGGAATCAGCGCAAAGTTCGAGCAGGATAATGGCTCGTTAATGATTCTGCTAACAGGGAAGGCTTGCGTGAGAACGCAAGATAATCGCTGTGCTAAAACATAATCAAACAAAATTTTAAAATGAGGAGGTGACAATGGATGTTCAGAAAATATAAAGGATTTTTGGTTGATGATAATTTCAACTTTTATAATGCTCGTACTGGCAATATGGTTACGCCGTTTGTCGGCAGTGATGGATATTTTCAAGTAACTCGGTCAAGAGCCGATGGTAGCCACTATCATATTCGAGTTCATGTTGCTCTCGCCACGCTGTTTATTCCAAATCCAAACGGATATAGATATGTAAATCACAAAGATTCTAATAAATTAAACAACTCTCTTGAAAATCTTGAATGGTGTACCAATAGCTATAACGTGCAACATGGTTGGGATAGTGGCAACCGGACACACAAGAATAGAACAAAAGTTAGAGTTATCGGCCAAGACGGAAATGAAAAAATCTTTGATTCTATTCGACAATGTGGTGAAGCGCTCCATCTCGACCGCCATAAGATTGCAAGAATTCTAAAGGGCGAGTTTGTAAACCACTACAATTATCGATTTGATTATGTTATGTGAAGAGACTATCGAAAGGGTATCTGATGTGTAATTTGGGTTGCATCAGAGAGTAACCGAGTAGAGTACCCAACAGGTGAAATTCCTGTTGCTGGGAAGCGCGAAGTACTAACCAAATAGTAAAGATATAGTCCAACGATGTGAAAGCATCGTTGTGTAGAACCGCAAATGGTTGGGATATCAACGGCTTTGGCCAACTCAAGGATGGTCGCGGCAACATCTGCCCTGTGACCATCATCATGCCTACGCTTGCTATGGAGGCCGAGGAGGCGGTCGATACTTTCACCGAGGACAACCAGCCCGATGTAGTTGAGATGTTTATGCAACTGCTTGACAATAAAATCCATGAGGCCAAAGATATGCTCATTGAGCGCTTCAACTGGATTTGCTCTCAGAACCCAAACAGCGCCAAGTTCATGTATGAGAACCATACGATGGCTGGCTATGTGCCGGAAGAGGGTATCCGTTCGGCGCTTAAGCATGGTACGCTCGCCATTGGTCAGCTTGGCCTTGCTGAGACCCTGCAAATCCTGATTGGCTGTGACCATACAACACCTGAAGGCATGGAGCTTGCTAAGCGTATCGAGCAGCTTTTCAAAGACCGCTGTGCTGAGTTCAAAGAGCAGGAACATCTGAACTTTGGCGTGTACTATACACCTAAATTTTCTTGGGTGGCGTAAGTGTGAGCTTACGAATAATTTACCTCACTAAACGGGCAAGCGTAATAAGCTGGTAAGAGAGGCTAAACCGGAAGGCAAGCTAATCCCGTAGGATAAAAATATTTTTCAAAAGTTAACAATTTGTTCATCACCTAACACAAGTTTTTCTGTATAATTAAGGTCAAGAAGGGAGGCCGATTATATGGCTAAAAGAAAACTTGAGAACAAATTGATTTCCCGCAATTCAATATCTGAAGAACTTCGCAAAATTTCTGATAGTGCCAACGCCTATATCGCGCCGTCTGGCAAGGTTTACTTTGACTATGGTGGCGATATGATGTACTCAGCTAAGACGTTTGTAAACGCTCACAACGGCTATCTTTACATCAACTTTAAGAGTGTTAGCGGCAAGATGATTCAGCGTAGAGTCCATCGCTTGGTTGCTGAGGCATATTTGCCAAACCCAAATAACTTGCCGGTTGTTTGCCATATTGATAACGACAAGGCAAATCCAGACCTGTCGAATCTCAAGTGGGGAACAGTATCAAGCAACACCAAAGAGGCGTTTGATGACGGGTTGGCCAAGAACGATAAGGGTTGGGATGATTCGCAAAGTGTTCCAGTTTGTTGTTTTGATAGTAAAACCAAACAATTCCTGCGTTGTTACGGTTCTATTTCAGAAGCAAGTCGAGATACTGGCGTAACCAAAACCGGAATCATTTACCAGTGCGATAAGAGGCTAACCAAACGATTCCGTAAAGGCTTCATCTTCAGATATTTTAGCGATTTTCCTGAAAATATTTTTGTTCTCTAACGACTATCGAAAGCATAAGGCGAAGAAACATCGCCCCAACAAGCGAGTAGAGTAGGAGCAATCCGAAATGTGAGGGGTCTGCATGGTGGTTGCAGCTATGCAGACCAAGATATAGTCTAATCCCCTTTGCCAAATATCGGGAAACCGAGGGTATAAATGGCAGAAAATTTATGCTATACTGCCATGCAGAAGTTCAAGGCGCGTTACGGTGAAATTCCTAATATTTCAGACAAGGAATTCTTCACCAACAGCATCCACGTTCCTGTGTGGCGCAAGGTCAACCCGATTGAGAAAATCGACATCGAGAGTCAGCTCACAGGATATAGCTCTGCGGGTTGCATCACCTATGTTGAGCTTGAATCGAGCGTCAAGCATAACATCGACGGCCTTGAAGCTCTGGTCAACTATGCCATGGATAAAGATATCCCGTACTTTGCCATCAACGTGCCGAATGACCTGTGCATGGATTGCGGATATACTGAGGAGATTGGCGATGCTTGCCCCATGTGCGGTAGCAAGCACATCCAGCGGCTCAGAAGAGTCACGGGGTTAACAAACCAGTTGTAAGCCCCTAAATTGTCGTAAATTTGCAACTTCTGCGTTGCAAGGTTCCTTTAATTGGACTCTAACAGGGTCAGAAATCAAATAATTATTAAAGGGGTATCAAGAGATGAATAATTCAAACCTTGAGTTTAGAAAAATTAAATCATTGAAATTCTTATACGAAGTCAACGAGAATGGGACAATCTTCCGCAATGTCAAGTCAAAGAAGCAGCTCAAAATCAAGCTGGATTACCATCACTCTGAAGCTGGCTACTACGTCACATTTGTTCATCTTGGTGGCAGAAGCAAAGACAGCAAAATTGTCAGGTGTATGATTCATCGCATCGTGGCGGAATGTTGGCTTGGAGATTGCCCCGAAGGCATGCAAGTCGACCACATTGACCGCAATTCACACAATAACGACTGGCGCAACTTGAGATATGTCACCATCAACGAGCAAATGAAAAACCGAGACCATTCAAATATCTCGGCGACTGGTTCAGAGAATCTTGCTAAAGCAAGAGCCGAAAGAGCTATTGGCGTCGTGGCAATCAGGAACAATGAGCGTCATGAGTTCAAGTCTAAAGCAGATTGCGCAAGATGGCTTGGCGAGCTATATGGTATTGACCCCGAAAAGATTCGCTGGAGACTTAAACTGTATCGTAAACACGTATATGATTTTGATTTAATTTATCTGAATGCAGAGACTGGACACGGCAGCTCTACGGAGCAAGGAACAGTCCGCGAAAGCGATTTAACTGGTAACTACACCACGGCGTTTAACAAAGGCAAACAGCAGGAGGTTGAGATGCGCGTAAAGCATGACGAGGTGATGACCGAATGAACTATGCGGGAATCATCAAGGTCGACCTTGCCAATGGCATCGGCATCCGCACGTCATTGTTTGTGTCTGGTTGCCAATTCCATTGCTCTGAATGTTTCAATCAAGACCAACAGAATTATAATGCTGGCAAGCCCTACACAGAAGCCACGATGGGTAAGATTCTCCAAGAGGTTGCCAAGCCGTATAACAGCGGCTTGAGCATCCTTGGGGGAGACCCCATGTGGCAAAACATGGATGGTATGGCAGACCTTGAGCGGCTATGTAACGCCGTACATAACCTTGGCAAAACCGTATGGCTCTGGACTGGCTTTACATGGGAAGAGCTGACCCAGCTTAGGCCAAGAGCCGATGCGACGCAGCTCATGCGCTATGACCTGCTGACCCATGTTGACGTGCTTGTGGATGGCCGCTACGAGGCCAAGCTCAAAGACCCAACGCTGGCATGGCGTGGCTCAAGCAATCAGCGCGTGATTGATGTCAGGGCATCGCTTCATAACGACGAAATTATTTTATACAAGGAGGCAAGCAATGTATAGATTCTTTGATGGGAAGCTCGGCGGTTTCACGAGGTTGATTTATACAATCGACCCATCGAGCGAATTTGCACCGTATACCGAGCTACAGGTTGGCGATTATATCAGTCTGCCGCCTGACGCCCACGACTTTGACCAAGAAGTTTGGGTCATTAAGGAGCGCGTAGTCTGGCCTGACCAGATTGAGTATATATGCGAGAGATACATTTGGGAGGATTGACTATGCCGAGTATCACCAATGTAGAAGTTTATGGCGTTGAACGTGCCATCAGAACGGCAAAATACCCTAAGGCGGTTGAGCTTGATAGCTTGACCGCCGACCTCACCCAAGGTATTCAGGCTTGCTTATCTTGCGGCACAGGTGAAGGACATGACAATGCGCTCAAAGGCCCAATCGTCCAGTTTGACCTTACCATGAGCCAGAACGCATGGATGCAGGCCGAGCGTTACCATTGGTTTGACATCGTGTCCAGCCAGAGCAAGATGCACAAGGCTGCGGCGTTCGATCTCAAGCAGCAATGTAATCGCTATGTTGATAGCCGCATCATTGATGTATGCAATGAGAAGATTGCCGAATACAAGCGGCTGGTTGAGCTCAACAAAAAATCATTCGACCATAAGCGTAATAGCCTCATCGACGAGGCCTATCTGGCCGTGCTTTACAATATCCCCTGCGGCTTTGAGCTTACGGCTGGAATGACCACGAACTACCAGCAACTCAAGACCATCTATCAGCAACGCCGCCATCATCGTCTCCCTGAGTGGAAGATGATTTGCGATTGGATTGAAACGCTCCCAAGATTCATGGAGCTTACACAGAGAGGAGAATCCAATGGAAATTAAAATCAATCGCCTGACACCCACGGCGCTTATCCCGACCAAGGCTTTTGCAAGCGATGCTTGCTTCGACCTCTACCTTGACGCGCCTGACGCCATCTACCATGAATGGAATGGTGGTGTTGAGGTAAAGACGGCAAGAGGCATCAAGATTCGCCCCAATGAAACGGTGATGTTGCACACGGGCATTGCTATGGAAACGCCGATTGGCTACTATGCCGCCATCTATGCCCGCAGTGGTCTTGCTTGCAAGCAGGGGCTTAGACCAGCTAATTGCACAGGCATCATTGACGCAGCCTATCGTGGCGAGCTGATTGTTGCCCTTCACAACGATAGCGCTGAAACCCGCATCGTGCATCATGGAGACAGAATCGCACAGATGGCCATCCTTCCCGTGCTTGACGTGAAGCTCGTTGAGACAGATAATTTATCTGAAACTGAGCGTGGCTCTGGCGGTTTTGGCAGTAGCGGAAATTGATACGTCAACCAACTTTGCGTTGATTCTGGCCATCAAAATATAGATAAATAATCAAGAAAAAAATAGGGGAACAGGCCGATGCTTAATACATCTAACCTGTTCCCTAAAATTTTAGCTCTGAGGCGTTTCCTCAAGCGTGACGTTGAGCGTCTGGTCTTTGTCGTTCGTGATAGTGAGGTGCTTACCAGTATATCCCTCATATTCCACATTGACGCCATACTGGTCGCCAATGCCAGACAGCAGGAACGACTTGCTGCCTTCCTCAATCGGCGCAACCTCTTCGCTGTCAGCATCAACAACCTTGACGCCAGCGGCTTCAGGATCGGTAACAACCGTTAGGATAAAGCCATCCTGCAAGTTGACAATGCCGTCAACGACCTTGAAGAAACGGCCATCAAGGCCAACGCCACAGTTGCCACGCGCATAGACAGGCTCGCCAACCTCTTCGCCCTCAGAGTTGTGAAGCGTGATGACCTTGCTATTGCCGCACTTGGCAACCTTGAACAGCGCACCATCCCAAAGCTGGCCGCAAGTCGATACCGCGTTTGCCACATCCACAGACGTAGCTCCAGCGTCGCAGATGATATTCTTGATAAGCTTGAGGCCGTCGCCTAAGACGATGCCTCCACAATATCTTGCCATATATAATCAATCCTTTCTGTAAATTTTCATTAAGCCTTGTCGACCCATGCCAACTGGCCGTCAACCACGCCGAGTACCTTGCCATTAGACGCCGCTGTAATGGCGGGCAACACAGCCGCCGTCTTGCTATCGACATAGACCTTGGTTGCCGCATCTTGGCTCGCCGTAGGATTGGCAAGGCTGGTGATGCGATGGTTGTTCATGTCGGCCTCGGATTCAATCGCCACAGCCGTATCAGCCTCGCCACTGATGCTATGAACGCCAAAGATGGCATGGCCGCCAAGCTGTAGGTCGCCAGTCATAGGCACAGAGCCATCAGCCGCAAAGCCGCCATCCAGCACGTTAAGCACTGGACGGCCAAGCTCATCGGTCGTATATTTGAATTGCGCGGCATTCAGCAGATAGCCACCATCTGCCGCGCGAATCGTTTTGGAATTTGCCATAGGGCATCATCCTTTCTTAGAATGAAAAATTTTGAAACAATGGTTAAGCGTATCAAGCTCCAAGATATTTCAGGTAGACAGCGCTGGGGCCACCACCAATGGAAACGCCAGATTGAGTTACCGTATTTCTTCCATAGCCATAAATCTCTCTAAGCTCTCCATTAGATTGGTTGACTGCATTTAAAGTTGAAGAGTAAAACCCGTCTGTGCCTTTGTTGCCAGCTCCAGCCCCACCAGAGGATTTTGAGGCATTTACTCCTCCGCCGACAGAATAGGAGCCAAACGTTGTAGAACCAGCAGCGCCCCAATATCCTCCTCTTTGACCCAAAGTGACGTTAATAACATCGCCCTTAGTTAATGTCACTGAGTCGTAAGATTGACAAGATGACCCTCCGGTATAATATGTCGTAGAGCTGTCATTTGGCCCTCCGCCACCACCATACAACTCAAGATAGTATCGACCTGTTTTGGGTACTGTCCAAGTCGTAGAAATATTCGATGTTGCATTGTTTGGGCCAATAATATAAATATCTGTCCCGCCAGTATCTTTGCCACCAATGGCCGCGAAATAATAAAGTTGATTATTATTGTTATATTGATGCGAAGCATAACTGGAAGAATAAAACGAAAAAGTCTTACGGTCATTAAGATGTTTTATATAATACACTCCACCCGCAAACGTGTTATAGGTTTGCGTATATGACTCCGTAACCATAGAGGCTTGAATGATGTCCCATCCTCTATTTGAACTCGTCATATAAACAGGCATGAAAATAAGAATTGGTTCGAACGGGAACGTAATCTCGGTTGGATTTGATGCACCATAAGTACCCGAACCAAAATAAAACCCCGTATACAGCAACAGCCCATTATCCTGAACCCATTGCTTAACCTCAGCCAAGCTCTTTCCTTCCAACTGCTTTGCATTATAAGCCAACGGCAACACATTATCAAACGAGTTGCCATTCCATTGTTTCATGTTTACATTGTAATCTGCCATAAAATTTTCGCTTCATCATGGCAATTCAAGAGAATCACGTTAGGGATTCTCAAGTGATGAAGGGCTGGGGATAAATTTGAAAGTTATGAAGGGGTTAGCCGATGGCGACGTAATAATAGCGCCCCTCAGAAGACGCTGAAACTTGTTGATTTAGCTGATACACCGCTGACGCTTTGGCCCCGCTCACATAAAAACTTATCCCGTCTTTTTCAAATGACACAACCATAGTTGCCCCGCTGGTTATAATCATAGTGTCAGGATTTGCAGAATTAAACAAGAAAGCGTTTGTATCATTATGGTCTGAGTCCACAGAATCAAACCCTATGAGCCGATAATACATTACACTACTGTAATTTCCTACCGCCAGATAATACACATACACGTATTTCGGTCTGAACCCGCACGTAATCACCGTAGGATTATTCTGGCCATACGTTCCCGTGCCCACATAACTTCCTGTTGCAATCTGAGATAACCCAGCCCTTGCTTGGGCTATAATCTCAGTTGCACCCCCCCCCCCCGCAAGGGTCAACGCTTGAGAAGCGTAGGGGAGGATATTATCGAAGCTCGTACCATTGTACTGCTTCATCTGAACATTATAGTCGGCCATGATTTTAGCTTGACCTCCTTTTCTTTATTCCGAAATTTCTTTCCAGCCAGCGGGATAGGCCGCAGGGCTGTATACATTATTGTCAATCAGGCTCTCATAAACCTTGCCCTCAAAGCGCACCTTGTCGCCCTTGGCATAGGCATCATGCGAACCAGTCGGCTGAACAAAATCCTTGATGTCGTCAGTCGGCGTATCAGGCTCAGACGGCTCAACGGGGTCAGTAGAACTTTCGCCATCGTAGACCTCCCAGCCATAGACATCAGGTGCCCACACGTTGGCATCAATCGTGCTGATATATTTGACACCATTGTAATCAACGATGTCGCCCTTGTTGTAAGCATCGGTTGCGCCACAAGGTTGCACCCACTTAGGCGTGCCATCAGCGGCCTCGCCAACCTTCTTGTAAAGGCTGGTTGCCGTATCGGGGGTATACTGCGCTTGGCTTGTATGGTCTTGAAGCACCTGATAGAGCACGGGGTCGCCCATAGCGTTCTCGCCATACTTGACCCATTCCTTGTTCTTGTACTTTACATTCACCGCCCACTCAGGGTAGACGGTGGCCACCATCAGCGCGTCATCCTCGCTGAGGGCCGCTACATAGAGCTGGAGCGCTTTGCGCATCTGCTCTGCCGCTTGCATCCGATTCATTCCGTTGCCTCCTCTTCATCAGTAGTGGTCGCCGTAGGGTCATAGCCAATCAGAGCATTGACAATATCATCCGTGGTCGGCTCTGGCTCAACAGGCTCAGGCTCAGGATGCTCGGCGTCCCACTTATCAAGCGCCTCTTGGTTGACCGTCATGGACGTGACAGTATCGCCATCGACCTCGAGGTTGACAAAGCCCTTGGCCTGACAATAGGTGTCGACATATTGCTCGTCACACCAGTAGTAGCCATCAGGCAGGGTCGCGCCATTCCATGTTTGCATATTGCTTCTGCCGCCATCTTCATTGACGGCACTTGGGATAATCCACATTGCCATTATCCTTTACCTCCATTTCATTCCGTTACAATTTGATACCACCACGTACCCTTGAGCGGATTAGTCGGCTGGGTGCTCGATACGCGCACCGTCAGGCTATCCAGCAACTTGTCAAGGTCGTCAGTGGTGGTCACGCCAAGATTCGCCAGCTTGGCCACAATGGCCTCGCTCAGATGAATTTGGCTCGATACGCTCGACGGCTCAAGCACGTCATAATCCGTACCGTTATATTGCTTAATGGTAAAATCTTTGGTAGTCGCCATAGATTCTCACCTCATCTTCCTTGGTTATAAATCTTCAACGTTCTTAGGCTCGTTGAGAATTTCCGTAAATTTCGTCGCCGCTTCCTTGATGTACTTGCAACTCGCCAATAGGCACACACCAATCACGGCGATATTGCTCAACACATCCGTGTACTCAGCAGGAATCTCCCAGCCAACCAGCGTCGCAAAGTTGGGCAGAGCAGTTGCCGCCACAACAAGGAACGTCAGGCCAAGCACCACGCTCAGCACCTTCCAGCCAGAGTTGATGAGCTTTTCGCGCTCAAACGGCTGTCCAAGTTGCTTGACGTTATGGTACAGGCCAAACGCCATATTGCTCAGGTATGAGCAAAGGAAAATGCCCATAGCATACGCCATATTGAGCAGGTTGGCCAACATATTGTTAAGAAATTCGTTCATCTTCATCAGCCCTTCTTCATCATTCTATCCAGCATGACCAGCACTTCCTCGCGCGTAGTAAACGCCTTGGGACGAGTACCATCAGTCACGCCATCCTTCTTCATTTCGGCAATGCTTGCCGTTGCCCAGCTCGATGCGGATTTCTTGCCAAGCTCGACAAGGTACACATCCATCATCTTGTTGAAATCCTCTTGAGTCATATCATCATACTCCTTCATCATGGGCGGCAGATTCAACTTGCGCACCATGGCGTTTGTCCACTTGCCCCCATCATCCCATTGGAAATGCGGCTTATCAGGGAACGACTTCCAATCGCCGCCCCAAGTGAAGCCCATCTCCTTGCCAATCTTGCTAACGCCGCGCCAGAAATTAGCATCATCGTACTCATGACCTTTGACGTTCTTGCAAATATCAAACGCCAGCCCGACCTTATCCCAATGAAAGCTCGGCACAGCAGTCTTGGCATATCCATTCTTGCAAAGTTGCGCCTGATACTCGGCATCCCGCACTGTCTGCGTGACAAGCACGGGATAGCCAGCCGCCTTACACCTCTCAATGAAGATGCGGCAATTCACGGCAACGTCCTTGCGCAACTTATCAATATCTCTACTGTTCAGCATATCCGTTACCCCTCAATAATGGATTGAGCCAACGACGCTACGTTCTCAATCCCATACTCGCTCGCCATCTCCTTGACAAAGGCAACGGCGATTTTCTTCTTATTCTCAGCTCGTTCCTTAAATGCATATGCCGCAGTGTACACGCCCGTATCAGCCCATGCAAAGCCACATAGCGTGGCAAGGTCGGCCATGTTCCTATCTGTGAAGAAGACGCCGTATACAAGAGCCGCGCTCAATGCAATAGTCACGACCCACGACACGACGCCCCACTTCTTCATGGTCGACATTTTCTTGAGAATCCTCATGTCTCAAAATACACCTCGCCCTGCTTAATGCCAGTTGGCGGCGTAGGGCTTACCTTGATAATATCTTGCTTGAACGTCGAGTCGTCATTCTCTTCAAGCGAGACAATCTGGCTCGTGATAGCATTGAGAGCTGCTGCATTGACAATCTTGCCACTAAGGCTTGTATCAGCCAGCAGATTCAACGCCGAATCAATCGAGCCAGCTTGCCACAGCTCAACAAACTGCCGCCATTTGGCTTTATCGGCGAGATGGATATCTTCATATGTCATCATGCGTTACCACCTGTATCAAACCAGAAGTCTCCGGCAGCTTGGTCGACAGGCTGGGTGTCGCTGACGATATATGCAGGACTCCAACGCTGGAGGTAATACGTCTCAAGGGCATCCATAGCATCCTTTATGTTGTTCAGATATTCAGCCGTGATGACCTTGTCCGCACCATCCGTCATCTGGGCAAGTATTTGCTTTGCCTTTGCAATTTCGCCGCTCTGCATAGCCGTCTGGTACTGAGCCAGCAGGATAGCATCAGCCGCCGTTACGTCTTGCATGGTCGGGAAGTTGTCCTTGGCATTTGGAAAATTTGTTGCCATCTGTAATCATCTCCTTATCAGTATGGAGGATAGTAGGAATATAACGTCATGGCGCTTACATCCATGCCATTGATATCCCCATAGTCCGCGCTAAAGGATTTAATCATGTAGCGCCCAGTGGTCGTGCCACCTTTGACCGCGTGTTCTATGACCGTGTTGACGTCAAGCCAAGGGATGGGCAACATACCCATAGACAACGCATCGTTCAGTCGGCACTTCCAATAAATTTCGAGCTTGGCTCTCTCAAGCGCCAGCTCATCGCTCGTAATGTTGTCGTAATCACCGCCATACAGTACCTCACGGATGATGCCCACAGAGCCGCCAGTATAGAACGGGCTGTCAGGGTTGTCATCCTGCCATACGGCTTGGGCTTGCTGATGGCCCATGAATAGCCATGTCTTTGTGGTCACGGCGTCATCGCCCTCACCAGTTGTTTCCTCTTGAAGGTTCGCCACCCAGTAGACATCCTTGGCAAGATTCTTGATTGGCTCGCCAGCAGAATCAACAAGCGGCAATGCATCGTGCGTAACCTCAGAACCATCAACGGCGTTGCTGACAACCTTGATGGTGATAGCCGTGTCCGTGATATCTGCATCAGGCGTAAAGCCAATCATGGTATTAGCTGGCAGTTCAGGAAGGTCGGCAATCTTGACTGTAATAGCGCCGCCGTCAATCGTAATCTCACTTGGGTAGTTCACGATATCATGGCTTCTGCCCCATACCTCGATGTAGTTCTTGACGGATTCAAAGCTCGTGTTGATAGATTCGCTCTGGACAATCTTGGGCAGGACATTATCATCCAGCAACACAGGCGCATCCTCGCCAGTCGGGATATACTCGTAATGGAATACGCCGTCAACGTCAAAATACATCTGGTATTGCGGCAGGATATCCCTCAGAGCAGAGAGGATGTCGTATACAGTGCCACCTTGCTCAATCTTGATTTCATATGGAACTTCCTGTACAGTACCATCACGCAGCTTGCAATCGTCAACCACATACTTGTCAAAGCCCGCCAAGCCGAGGCAAGTAATGATGGCGTCGCGCACACTCGAGCCTTGAGGGATAACATAGGGGATACCCGTCAGAGTACCATTACGCAAACCTGTCAGCTTGGCCATCAGGTCAACAGCGCTGAAGCTCAGGGCGTTGGTCGCGGTATCATATTGCCAGCTTGGGTCGTTGATAAGGTATATACCTTGGTTGTACCATTGAATCTCGCCAGTACGAATATTCTCAATGCCGATATACGGCTGAATCATCTTGTCAAGCCAAATCTTGCTGCCAGCCTTAATGTCGAACGAGCTGTCGGTCACAACGATTTCAACATTGCACGTCCTGCGAATATCGCTGTCAGCATCAACGCTTACATCAAAGCTCATGACATTACCGCTCAGCTCATCCACAACCGTATAGTCGAAGTCGAGCAGATTCACCTTGAGGTAACGATTGATGATACGCTGTTGAATGATATCGTAATCCTGTTGCTGGATAATCATGCCGCCATCACACTCCCTCTGGAATCATGCCCGCTTCATACATATCTTGCTTGTTGTTGGGGTCGCCAATTTCCGTCCAGTCAGCCGCCATAGTATTCCAGCCCATACCGCTACGGTCATCAAACGTGATGCTTGGATTACCAGTGATGTATACCAGCCATTCCGCACCATTCCAATCCTTGATAACCTTTGGCTTTTTGTTGTTCAAGAATTTCAGCAAAGCCTCACGCTGTTGGACAATAGCCTTGCGGTCAAACTTGCCATCACGCAGATAGTTGGGCGGCAGGATATCACCGCTGATGTTGCCCTGCTTATAGTCCACCAAGCCATTGCTGATGATGATGGGGTATTGCCTACCAAGCGCCGTATATGTGCCAACCTGATGCACGGCATCCATCGTGCCATATGTCACGTTGGCATAGAACTTGAATACCGTGTTGACATCGCAGATGAACACGCCGTCAAATTGACTCAGGATTTCTTGAATATTGTACTCGCCCTCAACAATCGTGCCTTCGGTATTGGCCATGAGTGGCACATAGGCATATTCATACTCGACGCCGCTCGCCGTGGTCGTATCGTTGAACGTAAAGATAAAATCTTCTGGCGTATTGATTTCCACAGTCTTGATGGTCATCCAATCAAACGTGCCCTTAACACGCCGCTTGACCTTGACCGCCGTGATATCAGCCGTGATTTGCTCCAAGTTGCCCGCGTTGACATTGCCATCAAAGTTGCAATCCATGATGGTATCAAAGTCCCAATCCGTGGGCTTGGTGTGGTCGTAATCCATCGTGGTATTGCTGGTTACGTTGAAATGGTCAAAGATGCCATTGGCCAACTTGGTCGTCGTGATATTCCGAATCATCGTCGCCATAGGGTCAAGCGAGTTGATGTCCGAGCAGAAATTATAGCCTACAAAAGAAAGCATCAGGCGCTCACCCCCAAATTCTCCATGATGATATCGTAAAGGTCTCCATCCTGTCTCAGCCAAGCAAATACTTGGTCGTCATCGTCAGGCTTGGTAATTGTTGTAGATTTGATGACATATGCCCACGCAAAGTCAAGATTCTTGACCCGCAGCTCCCACCATGCCTTTGTTGCATCCTCGCGGTAGACAAGGCTTACGGTGTCGCCAGTCGTGTTGCTGAAGCGCAGTACCTCGCCATCGGGAGTAAATGCTCGACCCCAAATGCGCGTGGTATAGCCATTTGTAATCTCATAGCCGTCATCCCACGTCACGCCATGCTCACGAGCATCAAGCGCTGTGTTATCATCGGTGTACACAGGCTCACCACCGCCATCAATCTTGCCAATGATTGCCACGACATTGCAATCAATCGTGATATACCCCTCTTGACATTGGTTCGTCAAGTAGATATAACTATACAAAGACGGCTGTGTATAGGTTGTCGTGAACCCAACCTTGCCAGTGGTAATCTGACGGCCACCAGTGGTCACGCCAACAACCTCGACCATATACGCCGTCTTATCAACCAAGCCGCTGAACAAATAGCTCAGGTCAAGCGGCAAGGTCTTGCTTGAATTGTATTGAGCGCCAGAGGTCGACAGCAATGTACCAGCCGCGTTATACAGGTTGAACACGAACTCGTTCAAATATTCATTGGCATTTGGCGTTACATTGTTGTATCGGACAGCAAAGGCATAGCTACTGTTGCCAACCTCGCCCTCATCAGCAATATTGGTAAAGGCAAAGCTGGGCTGAGCATAGCAATAGAACTGGACAGCATTGGACTCAGCCGATGTTTCACCAGCCGCGTTCTTGGTCTGGATGGTCGCCTGATAGTATGTGCCATTGGTCAGCGTACCAGCAGGGACAATATGCTCTAGCTTAAACGTCGTGATGCTTGCTGTGTATACAACCTCAAGCGTCGCGTTGTTTTTAATGGTGATGGTGTTGCCCGTTACTTGGTCGCCACCACGAACCGCGAAGGTAAATGTTTGCGCATTGCTCGCATCAAAATATGGAACAGGAGCAAGCACAGGAGTTGTCAGAGCCATATATTGATTGCTCCTTTCATGTTATGATTTGATACCAGTAGTCACCAGCTTTGAGACCTGATGGCTGCGTGGGCGATAGGATTATTTGGACGCCGCCACCGCCAACATCAATCTCAACCGCGCCGGTCTGCCCATTTACAGACGTAACAGGGTATGGAGGCGGATTGCTGGCAGAATATTGTTTTACATTGTCAACGTTACCAAGTCCTACATCGCCTTTAGCAAGCTCCACATCTCCGGTCTTGCCAGCCACACTTGTCACTGGATAAGGCGGTGGATTGCTCGCGCTATACTGCTTAACGTTGTCAACATTCGATAAACCAACGTCTCCCTTAGCCATCGTAATATTGATGGCTTTGTTGGCAGATGCATTTGCCGTGAATGTGCCCACAGCTGTGCCGTTCTTCTGGATGGTCAGCGTGGCATCATTGACCGTTGGCAACTGGCCAGCAACATAATCGGGAATTCCGCCAGCATCCTCAACAGCACCAGTCGGGTCATATGTCGCCTTGAGCATGTCGCCCGCGCCAGCGCCAGACAAGGCATCAGCCACAGCTTTCTCACTCGGCACCTTGGTCGTGCTTGTGCCAAGGGTTTGTGTCACGTCGCTGGTAGCCACAGCCCCAACATCAGATGCACCAAGCACCACTGTTCCTGTCTTGCTGTTCACGCTAGTAACAGGTGCGCTCTCCAGCTTCTTATTAAGTTGCGTCTGGACATTGCTTGTCACGCCATCCAGATAGCCAAGCTCTGTACTGGTTACATTGCTCACGGCTACCTTGCCATTACCATCAGATACAAGCGCACGATTTGCCGTGAGATTGTCATCGGTGATAGTACTCGCGCCGCCAGTAATTGTATCCTGTTTAGATTGTAGCGCATTGGTCAACGTGGTCACATTGCCCTTGAGCGTCGTAATATCGCCTTGAGCCGCCTCCATGTCAGAATCCAGCATGGCGATGTTATCCTCGTTGGTGTTGATTTGTTGCTTTGCCGCATCCGTGAAGTCATTATGAGTACGCACATAAGTCGTCCCATCGCCAACATCATCTTGGGTCAATACAACCGCGCCAGTCTTGTCATTTACGGATTTTACGGGAACATCATCAGACGTAATGAATTCGCTGTCATTGGAAAGTTGGCTCGTCTTAGTGGGCACGTCAGCCGTCTTAGCGTACGGCTCAAGCGCAGCATCCGTAATAAAGCCCACGTCATTGTCAAGCTCGCTGGTCTTAGAGGGGATGGTCGGCTTACCAGTCAAGTCATCATATGCGCCGCTGAACGAGCTTGTTCCAGCACCGATGTTTGTACGGGCTTGAGCTTTCTGCGCATCTGTGAGGCTCTGAGCCGTAGTCTTGACAGCGTTAGTAGTCACTACGCCAGTCTGCCCATCCACGCTTTGAACAGGAGCGCCATCAGCCGTAATATAGCCACTGTCATTAGTTAGGTCACTGGTAGCCGTTGGAATCTTGGTCGTGCTTGGCAAAGCCCCAACATCATCCGCCGTGAGCGTGACATCTCCGGTTTTGCCATTGACGCTAGTAACATCGCCGCCAACATCAATCGTCACGTCGCCAATTTGACCATTGACGCTCGTGACTGGATATGGCGGCTCATTACCCGTGCCATATACGCCAAGGTCAGAGCTGGTTCTGTTGCCCGTCAACGTAACATTGTTGATGCTGGGCTTATTGGTCAAGTTGTTGTAGTCAGCAGTTGTTGGTGTAGAGCCACCAGAACCACCGCCAGTAATCATGAAGGCATTCGACATGTTGCCTTCAGGTACGAACACGCGATATTGCTTGTTGGCTGTAGGAGCATCGCCATAGAATACAACCTTAGCCTCAACGCCATTCACAACCATCAGGGCAACATTGTTTGCAACGACGCCCTTGCATGTGCTGTTGTAAATTTTTGTTGTATTCTCTAACGCTCGGCCAACCAAAATTTGAATCGCGTCAAGAATTTCATTCCTTGCGTCCACGCCTTCACCTCGCTTTCTGTTTAGAAAAATGGCGGCTCAGTAAACACCAAGCCGCCATAATATTAAGTTGCCGCATAGCTTCTCTGCATCGCCATCTGCTTGAGGCCATCAACAAATTGCTGGGCGTTACGCACGCTCGGCAGAGAGACATTGGCCACATTCAAGATGGTGTTTCCAGCGCCAGATTTACTTGCAAACCAACGGGGGTCAGAGCCAATCTTCATCAGATTACGCGTAATGTCAGCAGGGATAATCCCGTCACCTTGATTCAACACGCGCAGCTCAGGCCCTTGTTCGCCAACCATGGCCAAGCCGCCACGGGCAGATGTTGTGCCGCTGGCATAGCCCATATCCGATAACTTCTTGCGCAACTCTTCATTGCGCTCATGAAGGCGCTTGCGCTCTTCCTCGTCAGCATCAAACCACGCCTGAGAATTTCGCGCAATCTCGTCCTCCATGCCCATAATCTTGGATTGTTCAGATTTACCAACGCTGCCGCTGAGACTACCGCCAGTCGTATTGTTTCGCCGAGACGAACTGGAAGAGCTGGAACTTGTCGAGCCAGAATATCCAGATGTATAGCCGTACTTGTTCTTCAAACGATTCCACATATCCGCCGTGGATTCGCCCTGAATGCCAAGCGCTTGCATTTTGGCATTACGTTGACCAATAACGCCTTTAATCCAGTCGTATCCGTAGCCCTTCTTAATTCCCTCTTCGAGGAGTTCGCCATAGTCCGTATCTTTATCCCAGAGAGGATTATAAGCATTGACAATGTCAGCCCAAGCCTCTGCATCGCTCGCATAACCTTCGCCGCTACCGGCCCATTCGCCGGGCTGAACGCCAGAGCCAGAACCATAACCGCCTGAGCCACCACCAAGACCGGCCAAGATGCTATTGTACTGGCTCGCAAAACTCTGGAGGTTGGCCAAGCGAGTCTGCCAGTTGGCATTTTCTTGCTCGATACCAAACATCTGGTCGGCAAGGAGTTTGTTCTGCTGGTATTCATACTCACTGGTTAGATTGCTCCAACCCTCTTTGTATTCCTCCCAACGCGCCTTCTCTTCTTCAAGTGCCGCCGTTTCGTTCTTGCGCAGAGTCTCGATATATTCCTGCTCGGCCTTGAGCGAATCCTCAATGTACTTCTTGCGGTTCTCGTAATCCTTTTGGCGATAGTACGCATTCAGCTCATTTTGGGATTTGCTTACCTCATCAGCATCGGCTTGATAGACAAACTGGCCATCCTTGAATACCATCTGCATAGTATTCTTGGCTTTGTCCAACGCCTCAAGTTTCTGCTGTAAAGTAATCTGGTCTTCAACAGCTTCATTCTGAGCTTCAAGAGCATCAAGTTGTGCCTGAGCACGTTCTTCCGCATCTTCAAGCATCTGGTCGTATTTGTCGTTGATGGAGTCGATTTGGTCTTGCAGTTCCTCGATTTTGCGAGAGGCGTACTCGACATAATAGTCGATAACGCCCTGCATCATCTGCTTCTGCTCATTTAGAGCATCAGAAACAGAATCAGATACATCATCGACAGCGGATTCTGCATCTTTCTTGACCTCTTCGACGGCATCCTTAGCCTCTTCCTTATTCGCTTGAGTTTGCTTAGAGGTAGAAGTGCCACCACCGCCGCCGCCGCCGCCAGTCGAAGTTACAGTGGTCGGCGTATAGCTGGTCTTGAGAGAATCCCAAAGAGTCTTCGCATATTGCTTCTTGGCCATCGCCATAGCCTCTTCAGAGGTCTTGGCAAGGCCAGCCCGCATATAACCAGTTGCCGACGTGCGGATTTGGTTGGAAACCGTGGTCTCGTCCATACCAAAAACAGCCGCCACAGCTTGAGCAGTATAGCCAGCTTGAAGCGCAAGGGCTTGCAGATTGGCAATCTGGCTCGACACGTCAAGATTGGTATTACCAACTGTGATAATAGCATTGGCCAGCTTATCAACAAGCTCGGTGCTGGTTAAGTCGGCTTGGCTCATCACGGCTTGAAGCGCCGACACCTTCTGCCCAGTAGACAGCTCGGTATTGTTAACGTCAATGATGGCGTCAACAACATATTCCGTCAAAGCGTCGCCAGTCTTCTTGGCCTCTTGACCAGTTTGATACAGTCCGTCAACATAGTTGCTGACGTAGCTACTGGCAGACGACATAGCCTCTTGAGCATCGGCGAGAGCATAGGTCAACTGCCGCTCACTCTCAGTGGCCGTCATAATGTCTGGGTTTAGGATGTTGATAGCATCAGCCAAACGGCTTGCTTCAGATGTCGTCTTCTGATAGTCGGCAAGTTGTTCCTCATTCAGCTCATGATTCTTATCAAGCAAAGATTGATATTCTCTGAGCTTTTCAATGAGCTTCTGGTAATATTCCTCACCAGTGATAGTTGTTGTAGTTTGCTCAAGACGAGTGCGGCCAGTCTTTCTGTCGGTCTTCTCTGTGTACGACGTCTCAATCGTACCCGCATTTTCAAGCGTCTGTTTGGCTTGCTTCTTCGCAAGTTCGTTGTATTTGTCAATCTGCGCTTGAAGCTCGGCGTTTTCCTTTTCAAGAGCATCTTTCTCCGCAAGAATCTCCGGCGTCTTGTCATTCCAAGCCATACCATTGATTTCTTCGAGGCGAGCCTTATTTGTCTCAAGTTGCTGAGTATCGGATTCAATAGACTCATTAAGTTCGTCAATGCTCTTACGACTGTCCTCAGTTGCTTTCCATAGAGCGCCGCCAATAGCCAATGCCGCAGCCACCGCAAGAATAACAGGCAAAGCGCCAGACAATAGAGTGGTAAGGCCACTAACAGCCACGCCGCCTTTGCTCATAGCCGCAGCCGTTGCGCTAAGACCCTTAGTCACAATGCTCGAGAATGTCTTGAATTGATTCGTAACAGCAGGGATAATCTTGGACGCCTGAAGCAACCCGGTAGCGCCCCAGCCAACACCAGTCAGTAATGTAATCTGCGTGACAATACGGCCAAGGTCTGTATTGGCAAGCTGTAAGAATCCATTGGCTAAGTCCAACACAGCTCCAACCAATTCGTCGTCAATGACGTTATTGGCAAGGTCTTGGAAAGTGGCCTTGACCGCCGTGGTCTTAGCTTCAAGACTCTCCATATACGCCGCATTTTCCTGAATGGCAGAACCACTGGAATTGAGCGCCGTAGTTGTTGCATCTGTCGCGTGTTCAAAGTTCTGCATAACAGAAGCCAAAACCTTGTACTGGTTTGTGCCCGCAATCGCATCACCAAGCGCGACCCGCTCGGCTTCGCTCATGCCATCCCATTTGGGCTTCAGCTCAGACAGGACGTCATAAGTGCTCTTAAGATTACCGTTTGTATCTTCGACCTGAATGCCATATTCTTCAAGAGCACCCTGATTTTTGACTATGCGTGATGCGATGGTATTGAGACCGCGCGCGACTTGACTGCTGCGCCCAGTCATAATTTCCGTACCAGCCGTCACAAGGCCAATGATTTCCTCAAATTCATTGCCATAGGTTGCCATACCAGCACTGGCAATTTCCATCGCTTGAGACAGGTCGTTAGTTCCTACCGAGAAATTGTTGGCCACCTCATTGTATGCGTCAATAACATGGGTGGCAAAATCCGCATCTTCGCCAAATGCACGAATTTGCGAAACAATAGATGACGCGGCATCCTCAGCGCTGACCGCCGTATCCGCTACGTTCTGATATTGTGCCGCAACCTTTGCGAGAGTGGCCGCATCTTCGTCGTTAAATCCACTCTTACGGAAGGTTGTCGCCGCTTCAACCATTTCTGACGTGGTTGTTTAGTCTTGATTATTTTTTCTTTGGGTCATAGATGCCATAGTCATTGTCGTATTTGTCAAGCGTTTTGACTTCATCAATCATCTTCTGCCGCTCATCTGGGTTGTCCATGCGCTGCTGAGACCCAACAATCATGGCATTCAGAATAGTCCCAACGAACGCCCAAATTCCAACGGCAACGCCAAGGTGGTCAGTAGTCGCGCCAAGATACATACACAGCGTGAACCAGATGATATTAAAGATAAAGACACCACCGGCTTTGCCATGTCCGCGCATACAAGCCCCAGCAATGCCCTTGCAGATACAATAGATGATGCCGACCCACATTCCAATTACCAATACCATAATTTAACCTCCAATATTTTTTTGATGGTTAGAGTATAGCATAGGAGAAAATATTTGTCAAGACTAAATTTCCGAGAGTTTTCAATTCTCGCCTGAGTACTTCTTCGGCCTATATAATTTGGAGGCTCGCCCTGTATACTCGATTGACACACCGCTCATCACGGCTTCGCGCCCAAGCTGCCCTTTTGTCACGGATAGTATATAATATTCGTGACATAGCGGTTAGGTCTTTCAACCATGCACCATCCTTGCCGTTTTATCGGTTTCCCACATTCACGCTCAGGCTTATCTCATCCTCACGTTGTAGTGACAAGGCTCTTCAGGCTTTCAAGGGTTTAGGGGCTGTTCTCAGTGCTGGTTTACCATCCCATCACTCCGGCTCAGACCGATTTGGTTTGCCGGTTCGTGCTACGGTTTTACCCATCTCTGCGAGATTCTGGACGTAGCTCTCCAGTCCACTTCCACGCAAATCCGAAACTTTCTTAAATTCCGTCATCGCGCTATTCAGCGTATATACTTGCTCGACCATGCTGGAAATCGCATCAACGGAACGTCTGAATACCTCATTCATTGCGTTGAATGTCGCTTCAACATCGCCAGCATCTTTATTTACTTGCTGTGTTGCGCCAGACATATCATTCAACTCAGCCGTAACCGAGCGAATGCCCTTGCCGTCAACCTTGAACGTGACCTTCTTGGCGGCATTGTTAAGTTGCGACTGGATATTGTTTAAGTCAAGTACAACTTTCGCAAGAATACTATAATCATTGTTAGAAGCCATATCTCACACCCTTTCATTATTTGTGATTTTGGCTTTGGATGACTGCCCAGCCTATGAGTATAGCCTCGGCTTCGTCATCCTCATTTTTTGTGCTCTTTGGCTTAACCCATGTCAGGTCAAGCCCAAATATTTCATTGGCCATACGCACGGCTTTCTCTTTAAGAACATCGCGCTGAAGGCCAGCTCTTGTGCCGTCAAACATCCCAAGCTCACGCCGCCAAACACTCGGCAACAGGAACGTCGGCTTGAGTCTAAATCCTGCGCAAAGACTTAGAATCATACCTTGTACTGCACCAAGTTTAACAATGGTGAGCTTACCATCCTTCATGGGCACGTCCTCTGCGTACACCACATCAGGCCGATGCTCTCGGATAATCGCCGCAAGCTCCATGGTTTCAGCCATGACGTTCTCACGCCAATCATCATGTCTCTCCTTAATAACGCCATGGGCCACAAGTTGCTCGCCATCAAATATCGCCCAACCCGTTGATTTGGTAGAGGCGTCAAGCGATAAAATCTTCACGCCATCTACCCCCTCTTCTTCGTGACGGTCAGGCCAGCCTCAGCAAATCCTTGTCGCGTCCACTTAACGATATCCTCGCCATCAATATCCTCAATAAGCGCATCCCAAGCATCGCGGCGTTGCGTCCAATAGCCATCGCCGTACTTTGGGCCAGATGCACCATTATAGATAAGCTCGGCAAGATATTCGCGAGCATCACCCCACGCTGGGTCAGTAGAGCCATGCTGAGGAATTGTCGCCGTCAAGTTCAAGTCCATCTCAGACGGCTCGTAGTGGAACTTTGCCTGAACGTGCATACCAGAAATTCGAGCCTTATCGGTTTTCCATGCTTTCTGGAATTGGCCAGTTCGCTCGTAGATACTTGGCTTGCCACGGCGATAAACATTTGCTTCAATCTCAAGTTGGTTTCGCTCGGCAATCTTCGCCATGATATAATCCACAACGATTTGCAAGCGCGGCATAAGGTCGCGCCTTAACTGAGCGTCATTTCGTGGTAATCCCGCCATATTTCTTCACCACAGCGTCAAGCTGTTCCTGATATTTCGGCAGAGCCTTAATAATTTGCGCCAGAGCACGCTTAGTGGATTCCGTATACTCAATGGCTTCATAAACGCTGAACAGATTCTTGATTTCACCCTCAACAGCATGAATCAAACCGCTCTGAAGCAGAGCTTCATGCCCAATCTCCTCAAGCTTCTCAGTAGGAATATCCGTAGCAAACGCCAGCACACACATATCAATGTTCTGCTCACGTTCAGCCCAGCTATCCAGTTCCTTGACGCCGTTGACAATCGCCTGAATCTGCGCATACGTCAGATATGGATTGACGCGCACATCATACGCCTCAAGGTACTTAGACTCCACAGCTTTGATTTCTTTCATATCCATTTGTTCCTTTCATTCATTAAAATTTCACATATTGTGACGCCCACATCATGCCCAAACCAGCCATCACGCAGAGCCACGGCCAATTCTTCTTGACCCATTCACGGATGTCAAATTTGCCAGCATCCTCCAACGCCGAACCCTTGGTCTCAACCGCCGTGAGCTTTGTATTCACAGCGGCATTGGCCGTCTCTGACGCCTGTTTCATCTCTTTGATTTCCTCGGCTTGGGTATCCATCTTATCATTGAGTTTAACCATAGACATCTGTACATCCTTCATGGTCTCGGCAAGCACCTCATTGCTCTTTACACTTCGAGCAATAAGGTCTTGCAGGAATGGGCGAGTAGATTCGAGCGCGGTGATGCGGTGGTCATGGTCATCCAGACGACCATAAATCTTGCCGATATCGCCATCTGCCATTTTCTTTCCCTCACTCTCTGAGTTTATATTCGCCGGATTTTAATTTTCTCACGCGGACATAAAGAGGTGTATGGTCAAATGGGTTCTTGACGCGGATTGTTTGCTCGCCAAGGTCTACATACAACCAACCCTTGCGCTCTTCACGAACGCGGCAATATCCTGCTGGGATGTCCACGTCGCGCTTAACCTTGCAATCGGTCGGCATATAGTTGTTAGCTCGCCATGTTCCCGTTTGAGGACATAAGTACATCCACGGGCAAGCCTCCTTGGTGATGCGGCAAACATTCTGGTCTACATATTCGCACATCCTATTCACCTCAAATTTTTCTTAAAAAAATAGGGTAAGCAATGCAAAGATTACTTACCCTATAATTTTAGTTCACGTCAACGTAGATGTACGCGGGCGGGACAGCGGCGTAGCCAGTCAGCGTAACGCTGATAACGGACTTGCCAGCAGAGCCAGCGGCAGTCACAACACCCTTATTATCAACGGTAGAATCACCAGAGACAACGGCGAAGGTGAAGCTGGAGTTATCCTTGCGCTGAGAAGCGGTAGAACCACCATAGACAACGCGGATGATGGCGGTCTCCTTCTCGGATGTACCAAGAGCCATATCAGAGTTCTCGCAAGCGAGAGCGATGACGTTATCCTGCCACTTAGCGCCATAGACCTGTTCAGTCATCGTGCCGTAAGAGGCGTCAGCAGTGCAACCCTCAGACGCAACATAGCGCAGAGCCGTACCAGTGAGCTGAGTGGGCGCAGAGCTGGTCGCGTTGAGCGTGAGTTCCTGAGACGGGTCAAGGCCAAGACGCGGAATATCGGTGATGAGACGGCCAACCTTGGACGCAGAAGCATCGGCGTTGATATCGGCGTTGTACAAATCGTTCAGCAGAACGATATGCAGCTCCTCGGGCGCAAAGTCCGCAGGAATCGCCATCATGCGAGCATTCTCATCCATGTATGGGTACTTGATGCAGTACACATCGCCAGCGTTTGCGCCAGCAACAGCAAGGTAATACTTGCCACCAGTCTCGGTGATAGCACCAATAGACCAACCAGCATCAGCGGGCTTCTTATACCAGCCAATCATCGTGCCGTTGAACGCGGCGGGCTTGTTCTTGAGTTCAATCTGGCCAGCGGTGACAACAGTCTCACCAGCGCCAGTGGATTCATAGAAGCTCGTGCCGCCCTGCTCGATAGTCGCGCCAAGAGACCACGCCAGATACTCCAGCTTGAAGGTCGCGTTGGTGATAGTCACGTTCAGAGTACTATCAGAGAACCAGCGGCCAAGCAGGGGGTTGGACGTGCCGCCACGAACCTCGTTGGGAGAGGCACTGAAAGAGAACGTGTTCTCTGTGAGCGTCGAGCCAAGGCCTACAAACTCGTTGCCTCTGAAAATCAGGGCAGTGCCAACATTAGCAAGAAATTTTTCTGCCATGAAATATTTTCCTCCTTGTTATAAATTATTTTGTTGCAAGAGCTGTTCGGCGTGGCTTGAACCATCGCCAACCGCAACATCGGCAACACTACTATCGCCACCAAACGACGCCTTGTATTTGCCCATGCTCGTGATATATCCATCGTACTTACCCCTCTTGCGCGGGTAAATCCAATGGTCAACCTCTTTGCCAACATACATAGTGATGGCACGAGTCGTTTCAAAGTCAATCTCGCCAGAACATTCCTCAAACACGCCTTGATGTTCTCTGAATGTCATCTTCATCTGTTCTTGCTTTGACAGCCCAGTATGCGCCGTGATTATATACATCTTGCGCTCAAGCGTCGGGAACTCTCGATTGAAATTTTTGACAGAATCCGTAAGCTCCATAGTTTTCTTAAACTCTGGATTGACATAGGAATCATCATAGTGTAAAATGTTCTGGTATAAAATAATCTTGGTAAGCTCGTCAAATTGCTTGGCCGATAATGTCAGGTCATGCGTCCTGTCAACAAGCACTAGCTTGCCACGCTCATTCGCCGTCACAGCCCAATCGTTGATACCGCAGTAAGACAAGATGTTTGTCAACTTGTCCTCAAGATATTCATTGGTCGGCTTGATGACCTTGACAAGATATTCCAGATAGGACATCTGGATAATCTCGACAGATGGTGACGAGTTCTTATCATGTTGCAAAATGTCTATGCTCGCCAAGAAAGTCTCGGCTTCATCAAGCATGATTGGGCGAATCGTAATAACCTTATCCTGAACCACATACGGCACAGGTTTATCAAACGCAAAGTACGCCCTGCGCAGGAAGTCAATATTAACCGCCATTGCAATCAGCTCGCTTGCCAGTGTCGCCAGCCATCACACCCATCAGCAACTGAACGCCCGTAAAAGTTCGCTCGTTGCCAATGACGGATTTAGCGGCACAATATCTGGACATATCGTCCAGCCACGTCAGCTTACCAACACCGCCAACATAAGCGCCATTAAGGACGGTTAGCATGATGTTGATAAACAAATCGCCGCGACTGACAGGGATTCCATTGTATTCCACAAGGCTCATCTGACCCCCATAAAGAAAATCAAAGGCGTACACAATGTTCGCCTGATACATCTCCTTCGGCGCATCATAATAGTTGTAAACCTTGAGAATGCACTTGCTCGTAGGAATGGCGTCTTCAATGAGGTTGGTAAGGAACACGCCATATTTCTCCTGCTGGCCAGTTTTCCATAACAGCCCAAGTTTCTCCTTGAGCGTCAGGTTTGGCTTAGACAACGCATCATAACCGTTGTACTTGAGGAGCTTCCACAAGTTCTCAGCGTCGGCAGATGTCGCCAGATATGTCAGGATATTGTAAGGAATAGAGGGTAACGCCGATAAACTATTGTACATCAGTCGCCACCTCCCAATTTGCCAGCGTTGTCCAGAATCTTATTGAGGTCATCATCGCCAGAGTAGTCCTCGGACGAATTGTCCGCAAGCTGGGCGCCAAAATCATCGCCATCATGAACCTCGTCCAGATACAAGTCAAGATACAGCAAGGTATCATAATCTGTACTCAGGTCGAGATTCAAGGCGTTCTGATACGCCCACAGCTTGAATGGACGACCGCCAAGGATATACCGCGTGTTGAGCCTGAACAACCTCAGCGTATCAGCATTACCTTGAACAATCACAGTGGCATGATTGTTTGGCGTAAGCAGATACGTTGTCACACGAGCGTTCGGCGCTTGCATATCGTAGTCAACAACGCATGGCGCACTAAACACCTCACCCGTAGTGGGGTCGATGATGCGCAGAGCGTTATTGCAACGGCGAATCGCCACATCCTGCGACAGCCCCGTGAACTGGTTGTAAGCATGGACAATCCACCAACTATTGTCGAACTTATAGTACAAGCCGCGAACGCTGGTCTTGTCAATACTTCTAAAGATGAGCTTCATAAAATCCTTGGTATCCTTGAGTCCAGTCGACGTGTCGGCAACAGTCGGCTTAACCCAAGCCTCAATAGCCTTGTATTCAGCAGAGCCGATTCCCTGCTGTTCAAGAATTTCTCCGCCATTCTCAGGGGTCTTGGCCGAGGTGTTAGACCATTCCTCATCGATGAACGACTGCTGGTTTGCGCGATATAAGTCGTTCGGCGTGGCGTTCATAATGGTGCCGGATGCAGATTCAAAGAAATCAAACGGCATCACGTTCACCATCCTTATCCAGCACATGAATCATGTGGAACACCGTGCGACGAACTTGGTCATGGTCAGCATCAGAGCCAAGCGCCTCTAAGCCGCGAACCATTGAAGTCATGCCATCATCAATGCCCGCAACCATAACGCTTAAACGGCTCAAGTACGCAAGATACGCCCTGTAAACCATCTCAGACTGCGTCTCCACGACCTCTTCATACATCGGCAAGATTTTGTAGACGGCGGCAATAGTCTTATCCTTGTTCATCTCACCACCACCTTAAAATTCATAGGCGGCAATGTCGAGCAAGAGATAATCCTGCGTCGCTCTATCCACTTCCTCGCGCAACTTGTCGACGATATTTTGCTTTTCCTTAAAGTTCTGCGCCTCAGAGTTGAACGTAAACGCCGAGCTAACCTTGAGCTTCAAGGCAATCTGGGCGGCGTTGTTCGTTTCACGTTCCCACCATGCAATAACCCAGTAGCGCGAGAGGATGTAAACCTCAAGCACCGTCAGGTCGGCATTGAAAGAACGCGCAACATCGTCATAGGCAAGGTCTTGACGGCATTCCGTGAACTGAGCCACGGCGTTCATCAAAAGACCGTCGCAGAACTTTTTGAATTTTTCCTCGCTCTGGTCAAACAGCTTGCCGAGCTTATAGTCCGATACAACCGTAAGAGCGAGGTCTTCGATTTTGTCAAAGGGAGTTATATCTCATCACTCCTTCGCGGTTTCGTCTTCATCAGGCTCGATAAGCATCAAGTCTTTACCGCAAAGTTTGCCAATCTCAATGACCGCATTGGCATCAACAAACTGGCCGCGTTCCTTGCGAGAACAAATCATGTCAACGATGATTTGCTTCTGTGCCGCGTTGACCATCTTATACGTCTCAATGATAGTCTTGCCATCCTTGTCCAGCAGTTCTCTTAGCGCCTTTTCGTCAAGCAGATTGGCGTAAACATCCGTGAGATTATGCTCCTCAGCAAAGTCCTTGTCGGCGATATACACCGCGCCAGAATTGATAAGGTTCGTCATATTCTCAACGATGATGCTCGCCTCTTTCTCGGCGAAGTCACGATGATTGAACTGGCCGTCAATACGCCACATCACAGTGCCGCGCAGAACAATCGAGCCATTGGTCAGGTTGACAAAGCGAATGCGCTTGTCTTTCTTTGCGCTACGATTTTCTGTTTCAGGCTTTGCAGACATCATCTGAGCCATAAGCGCCATCTGAGCCTTCAGCTCTTCAAGTTGGGCTTTCAGGTCATCATTTTCTTTCTTGATGTCCTCAGCGGGCGTCTCAACTACTTCGGCAACCTTTGCGGTTTCACTCTTGGTTCTTGCCATTTTTATAATCTCCTTTTATTCCATTCATTCAGATTTTGAAATAAGAGGGGCACGAAGCCCCTCTATATTTCAAATTAGTCGCTGATAGTATACACGCCAGCTTTCGCAGCGGAGGCGAAAACGAAATCCCAACCCTTACGATAGGTGAAGTTGGAAGTCAGGTCAGCATTGTCAAAGTGCTGGTTGGTGTTGGTCATGGCGGTGGTCATGACGCCCTTAACGAGCTTATCAACAGACGGGCTGATGACGTAAACCTTGTTGGCGGGCAGAACGAGCTTGCCGTCCGCACCAACAGCATTGGTCAGGCGCATGACGGGGAAGTCGAGCACGTTGTTAAGGATTTCGATAGAGCCACCCTCGCCGTTGATGTTCATACGGTAGCCAGTAGCGCTGTCAGGGAGAACCTTGAGCAGAGCAGCGGCAGAACCGATGATGTAGGGGCGAACGCCGCCATTGAGGGCCTGAACGGTCTCAGCCATCTCGACCAGAGAGGTGATATCCATAGCACCAGTCTTGTTGAGGTCGCCAGCAGGAATCGCGGCGATACCAGTGTTAAGGGCACTGACGGCATCCTTATACATGGCAGACTCAACAGAGGTCAGGAGCAGACCCATGAAATCAGCGATGCTCTCCTTGCCAGCGAGGACACGGTAAAGGTCGCTGTAGATGGTGACGATATGCTCGACAGGAGCCACGACGATATCGGACTCAGACTTCTTCTGACGGAAAGTGGTACGCTGGCCATTAGCGGTCAGGGACACAGTGTAGAAGCTGCGAGGCATAATCTTGAACTTCACAACATCGCCGATACCAGCGGTGCGGAAATCAGCAAAGACGCTGAACTGGGGCAGGATGACCTGCGGCAGAATAGCGTTGATGGTCGCGTCGATGATGGCGAACGCAGCCCACTGGGTGGACGGATGGGCAATCCAAGCGTCAACAGCATTGTCCTTGCGGGACACGCCAGACTTGCGCTCAACCTCGGCGAACCAAGCATCCTGCATCAGAGCCTTGTTCTCAGCAGTCTGCTTCTTGTCGCAGAAATAGGACATAGCCGCTTCATAGAAGTCGGTGTTCTCGCCAGCAAAGGCGATAAGGTCTTTATTCATAAGCATAGTATATTTTCTCCTTTCTACAAATTTCTTTACGCGTTCTTCATGCAACGCAGGACAGCGGTCTTGACAACGTCAGCGCCGCACTCAATCTCGTGCAGACCCTCAACGCGGAAGGTAGCACCGGAGGTAACAGACGCAGCGGGGGTGGCGAATTTGCCGTTAGCGGCAACACCGCAGAGCTGGCCAACCTGAGCCTGAGTGGGAAGGACGCCAGTCTGGAACGCCATAGCGTCAACCTCGATGCAGTCGAAGCCAGCAACGATGCCCTTGATGTCCATGGGCTTACCAGCGACGTTGTAGAACTCACGAATGTCGTCATGAATCTGCATCTCAAGGGTCTTGCCAACCTCAGGGGTGGCGACGAGCCAAACGTTCACAGAGTTAGCCGCAGCGGGGGCAACCTCATACTGATAGCCAGTGATGTCGCCAGCGTCGGTCTTCGCAATCTTGGTAAGGGTAACGAGAGTGCCGTTATCAAGGTCGGCGGTGGCATAGATGCCAGTCATGTTCAGGGCGTCAATATTTTCGCAAGCCATGAACGTAGTATTGCAAATGCCGTGTTTTGCCATAATTTTTCAATCTCCTTCTTAAAATATTTTTTTTAGTGTTGATTTCTCAGGCGAGTCCAAATATCCTCGGACTGCTTGTTCATCTTAGGTTCTTTCGGCATGGCGAACGTAAGCACGCCAGCCTCATCCTTCTTGACGACCTTCTTGACCTCGCTAAAGCAAGCGGCTTTCACCTTATTGCTCCATGCGTCAAGATTGCCATCGGTGCAAGCCAGACCTTCATCACGGAAGGCGGCAAACTGATCGTCCGAAACAAACGGACGAACCTCAGCCATCACAGCCTCAACAGCACAAGCCGTCTCTTTGGCCATGGCGACCTGCTTGAACTTGCGAAGTTCCTCAAGCTCGGCGTCTTTCTCCATGATGATATGGTCGCGGTCTTCAACATCCTTAGAGAGTTGGTTAATCTTGGCCATCATCTCATCCTCAGACATCTTCTCCTCGCCCTTGTCATCAGGCTCTTCGGATTCCTCGCCATCAGGCTTTTCCTCTTCGAGCTTTTCGTCGCAAGCCATTTCCTCGTCCTGCTTCTCAGGCTCGGCCATTTCGACGGTAGGCTCTTCGACGACCTCGGTCTGCTCAACCTCGGCCATCTCGATGTTCTTCTCTTCCATCTTTTCCTCCTTTCCGTCAAACTTGGAATCAAGCTGACCATGAATTTTCTTGTAGTATCCCTCAGCGTCGCTTTCACTGAATCTCACCAGCTCAATATCGCTATCAGGGCAACTTGGGCGAACATTCTTGCCAAGAACCGTAATACCCTTAATATCAAATGCCGACGCATCTTCATCATTTTCATCAGCGAACTCAAAGCGAGCCTCAATACTTACAGCACGCTCATTGTCCTGCTCGGAGAAGATGTCGTAAAATTCAGCGGCGTAACGCTTGCTGATAATACCGTCCACATATGCCCGCAGATAACCATCGACGTCCTCTTCAAAGACAACCTCTTGGTCTTGCGGCACAATGCCAACAATATACTCGCCATCCGTATGCGTAGTAGCATCGCCAAACTGTACATCGGCAACAATCCATTTGCCAAGCGCAGACGGCGCAGACGCTCTCAGAACATCCTCACCAATGCCAATGCCATGACTGTTCGGCTTTGTAGAAATGAACCCAAGCCGCGCAATCGCGTACTCTTGCTCATCATAATCAGAAAATTCGATCTGCTTGATTTCTTCGACTGCAAACTTAATTTCTTTCTGCAATCTTTCTCCTCCTTTCCTTAGAAATTTGGATTATATTAAAGTTCACCAAGGAACTTCAATAACTTTTGTGTGCGTCTGAAATACAGACAGCCATCATCATCTTTGTACAGTGGGATAAATCCGTGCCGCGTAAGATCGATAGCTTCATCGCCATCGGCGCAATAGTACGCCGACACATCATCCGGATAGCCTAAAATAATCATCTTGCTACCTCACTGGTCGTCGTTCTGCTGTGCAGATTCCGACTTGTCAACTGGGTCAAGCGCGGGACGACCGCCAGTTTCACCGCCATCCTTGCTCGTATTGGCGTTCATCAGCAGTTGCAAATTCTTTGTCCAGCCCGTGTTCTTACTCGCCGCAAGACTACGCTCAAACAGCACAGGATTCATGCCCATAGCAGATGCCCATGCCGAGCTATCAAGGACAATACCCTTGTCGGCATACTTGAACATCGTATCAATGCGCTGCTGACGCTCATAGCGATATGTCGCGCCATCAAACACAAACTGCCACTTAAACTTCTTGGTCAACTGATTGCCAAAGAACGTCATGAACTTGCCAAACTGGTCATAAAGCGGACGCATCGTCTGATACGTTTCATTCTGGCCAGCCTCAATCTCGGCATTGCTCATGCGGTCGGAGCTATAAATAACGCGGCTGACATTACTACCAATCGCCGCCGTAGAGCTGGATTGGTTGCTATACATATCAGGATTTTTGTCCTCATACTGGAAGAACTTGTTATCAGCGGTCGGCATAGCGGCAACTTTAAGAGTATTCCCCAGACCTTGCTTCACCTTTCCCATCAAAGAACCAAGCGTTTTCAAATCTATTGAAAATTGGTTTTTCTGTGTGCCAGATTTAGCATTATCAAATAATTGAATAGCACCAGCTAAAATACCATAAGCAGAGTTCATATCTTTATCCAACTGTAACTGCTGAACTTCATCATCCGTAATGGCATTCTTTAACAATGGAGCAAGATAAGGCGTAGTATTAAAGTTGCTAAGATTCAACTTAAATGCGAAGGCTCCATCCGTAGGTGAAGTCTGCGTCCACATAGCGTAAGTGCCAATGCGGTCGTTAAACGGATTGGTTGGCCTATAGCTTTCGATAGATTTTGCCTCAGCTCCAAACACGCGTTGATAGTAACGCTTGAACGCAGGGTCGTAAGCATCAATGTCAACAGATGGTTGGAGAAAATACGACATATCAAAATCAAACAACGGGCAAACATCGCTCATTGCTGTCATCATGCAATAGTCTTGAGGCAACATCTGTAAGGCATACCGCATCTGACCTTTATTGCCCCACTTAGTTTTGCGCCACCAACAATAATATACTTCATGTAGCAAAATCTGCTCGACTACTTTTCTGAACTCGCCCTTATAGTCAAACTTTAACAGAAAATCATCAATTCGCTTCTTGTCGTCTTTGTATGCCTTTGTATTATAATCGGATTCGTTGGCGTTGATGCATACGTACTGCAAATCAAATGCTAAAGCATTGGCATAGCTCTTAACTGTTTTCGCAAAAAGCATATCAAAGAAATTCATATATTCCATGTAGCTATGAATTGTCTCTGCGTTATTCCGATAATCAGACAATGCTTTTCTAACCGATTGTGATGTGGCCTCTCGCGCATCATTATTAAGATTCTGCAATAAAGCATTTGACATAAAAGGAGACCAAGCTCCATACATTTCACCATAAGCCATACCAGTGGCAAATTCTACAAGCCCTTCTACTTGTTCTCGTGTTAATTTTTCAGACACTACTTCACTCTCCTTTCTTAATTATTCTCGATGTAATAAGATAGCCCCAAATCCTTAAAACGGTCAGGAATCTTGTTTGTTCTCAACCAATTCCGCATAGTTTCATCTTTAACATTATATTTTTTCGCGCAATCTTTTACACAATCAAACACAATGCCATCACAAACACATTTTCGTGCGGTTGGATTTTTACCGCCATCATATTTTCCTTTATGAGAGAGAGATAATTTTTCCTTCGTCTCTTTAGATAAATGCTTGCCATACATATGGTTTTCTTTGCCCACGTACTTGCCTTTTTTAGCTTCAGACATCTTTTTACGAGATTCTAAAGAATATTTATTGCCTCTTTGGGCTTCCGCCATTTTTCGTTTGGTTTCATCTGTTCTTTTCTTGCCATAGTTAGGAGACTGCTGGCCAGTTTTCCCATATAAAGGATGGTTCTCACCAGAACAGAATTTTAATCTGGCTCTTCGAGCTTTCTCCCAATCTTCAGCAGAAACGTTGTAATGGCGGCCATTTGCATCTACATTTGTGCACATGAAGTGCCAAGCAATTTGAGCTTCTCTGCACTCTGGGTTTTCCATTGCAAACAATTTATGCGCCTCATAGTGTTCAGTCCCCATTAAATCAATTAGATTTTCTTTATCGTCAGTCCCACCAAGCGATTTCATCATAATATGATGTCTTTCTTTGTATCCTTTATAATTCTTGTCAACAAAACGCCCTCGCGTGTCTAAAATGTTTTGAATAAATTCGTTGTAAGTCATAATCTAAGTCCTCCCAAACTTAAATTTTATTTGAGCAGTAATCCAATTGTGGGAGCAATCAGAAACACCCGTCGATGCTGTCCTGCTTTATAAACTTACCAGACAAGCTCGATATCATCGAGGTCGTCATCGTCAGTTTGTTGTTGTCTGAGCCATTCATTCTCAATATAATCAAAAATCAAAAGCCCCATCGCGCAAGTGACAGCGCGGTCTCGATGGCCACCTCTCGGTGCTTCGAGCTTGATGTTGTCGTTCTTGATTTCCGTCTTGAGATTAACCGCCTCAGAAATCAATAAATCGGTTTGTCCATAGGGCGCAAGAGCTTCGGCAAGTTGCTCTGCGCTCATCTTAAAATATTCTCCAGAGTCCTCCAGCTCAGCTTGCTTCTCGCTCATGCCCACCAACAACTTCACCGTACCACGTTCAAGCGCACGCTTCATCGAACGCCAATACGCCGTGTTAAGCGCAGCCGTGCCAAAAATGGGGATGACGCAATGCACGCCGTCTTTGTCAACCGCTTTAGAGCGGTAGTAATCCAGCTTATCATTCGGCGCAACTTGATACTTGTACTCATCAGCAATCGTCAAGCCACGCGATGGAATATTTGACCCATACTGGCCATCATATGGCTTACTTAACGAGTTCATAACAGCTTCGCCACCAGAACGACCATCTGGCACAAGATAATCGGCTTGATAGAGCCAGTACAGTTCCTTAAGTCTATCAGAGCATCCATCCGCATCATCTGCGGTTGGCAAAAGCTCAATGTAGTCGATGTGCCGCTCAAAATGGTCTTTCTTCCAAATGCCGCTAATACAAAACGCGATACTGTTATCTGACTCATTGCTTGCCGATTTTGTTTCAGTCCAAGCAAAGTCGGAAACTACGAGACGCACCTCATTCTCGCGTTTCTTGCGATTGTCAATCTCGTTTCCAACAATAAAATCAACGGGAGTTGGCGGTGTAAAGCACTTCTCAAGAATTTGGTTCTTCTTGAGTGATTCAAGGCTAAAGAACGCATCCTCGGTGTTACCCACCGCTTCATTAAGGTAGTTCATTCGGAACTCAATGTCCCCGTTGATTCTTTTGGCTCGACGAAAATCACCCCAAGTCTTGAGGTTGTTAGCAATACTCACAAAGAAGTCAGAAGCCTCGACATTATATTTTGTTCGTTTGTCCTGATAATAGCCCGTTACGCAATCCTTCCACGTTCTATACCACCACATGAACGAATAAAATGACGATGTAAGATAGACCGCCTTAGATTCTTCGACCCATCGCTTATTCTTGGCATAAATTGGATTGCTCAAATAAACCGCTTGGCGCGGGAAAAGCATGCCATCGAAGATATCATCAATGTCGCCTTTCTTCATCACGGCCACCTCATCATAGATGGTAAACGTGCTTCGGCTACCCTTGGCACTCGGTGTAGGCGCTAAGACCTTGAGCGTTGAACCATTGAGCGTACATTTGATGATGTAGCAATCCGAAGGCTTAGTAATCACGAGCCATTCCTGCTCATAATAATACCGCAACAGCGGCGATATCTTCAAGATAAGTTCGGCGATGATTTTATCGTCAACAATCTTGTTCGCTTGGTCAGATGTGGTTGCCGTAATAACGACCCACGAGTTCGGATAAAGCAACATTTTGATGATTGCCGCAAGTGCTGTAATGAACGACTTAGCCGTGCCTCGGCTTGCTCGCCAAAAGAACACGTCCGACACGCCAATCAGATGAAGTGCGTGTCGTTGGAATGGCTTCAATCTAATGCCAAGAGCAACCTCAGCAAAGATGTCCCAATTTCTCCGAAACATCGTCGTCCATTCAATGACATTCGCCTCAACATCTGGATTGATATGCCCATTGCTATCAACAGCTCGCGCAAGATTATTCTGCATGAACCGTCGACGTAATGCTCCTGTCGCAGATTTCATCGCTCATCCCTCGGAATATCAGGATAATCACGCGAACCAGCAATGGCATTACGCAAGCATCGCATATCCTCTGCGCGGTCTTTCTCATGTCCGCACATATCAACGTACTTTGCAACATCTTCACATTCAGCGGGCTTGGTCGTCTCAATCATAGCAATGAGCTTTTCAAACGCAATGCGCGAATCCGACTTGTCGGCAGCGCTTGAGAAATCCGAGATTTTAAGCAACTTCATCAGGTCGACAATTTCCTTGGTCGTCTGGCCCTTATCATCATCGCCTTTGAATTTGCGCAACTCGGCTTTGCACAAATCGCGATATCGTAACATCATGCCAACATCCATCTCTGGAATATCGTTAGTATATCCATCGAAATATTCATCGAGCCGCTGACAATCATCGTCGTCGTAATCTTTGCCCCAAACTCTATCCCATTGCTTGCGCTGTGCATCCATATCTTTCTGCATCGGCTCTTCGGGCGATTGCTCAACGCCAAGGTCGACAAACTCTGAAAGCTGCATATCGCTATCAAAGATGCCACGATATTGAACGCCTCCATCTTTGAGCAACGCAAGGTAAAGCCCAAACGGCTCAGGTCGACGCCCCTTACCATCAAGCCCATCATACTGAGCCTTGAGCAAGTTGAACTTCTCGCGTAACAGTGGAACACCCAGCTCCATGCAGAGACACCACAATGCGCCCCATCTTGAATCGAGCGCCTTAGACGCAGCGTAATATTTCTTACTTACGCATTCGCGGCAATATGGCAAAAATTCGCCAGAAGCAATGGGACTTGGATAGAATTTCGCCTTGTCCTTTACTGTAGAACAGCAAGGGCAATAGCGCTGTTTTGCTCTATTTAATTCCATATCCCCTCAATCCTTTTATTCAATATGCAAAGATAGCGAGCCAGTGCGCAACCAGCCCGCTATCTCGCCACAATATTCAGTTGTAATCCCGAAACTGTGTCGGGCCATACGGCGTTACGCCTACTGTGTAACACCACTGGTAGTTTCGCCGTTGCTTCGGCGACTTGCCAGAGATTTTCGACCACCTCCTTTCAAACTTTAGCCTGAATCTTCCAGACAGTTGGTTGCAAGTGAGATGACCTCCTCTCTTTCGAGAAATTTTCTCGCGCCTACGGTCTTAGCCTGTCAGCTCAAGTAAGCGCTACATTCATATATCCAAACTTCCTCGGGCGGGTCTGATGCCCCACAAGCGTTTCAGACACAATCACTTTATAATCGCCCGAGAAAGATTGAATCAATATTAAAACTGGACAAAATTTCCTTCCAAGTGTGCCCTCAACGGCTTTTACACTCTGCCTCGATTGCGAGACTTTGACCAGCCTTAATCAAAGATAATAATTGCGACTCCAAGTTTTCCCTTGGTCGTCTGTGTACATCGCCATATAGGCACTGGGTCTGGCCGATACGCGGATACGCTTTGCAAATGTATCCACGCCAACAATCGAGCCAACTCGCGTCAGCAACCTATCGCCAACATCGGCGTATCCAATCGCCTTGGATTCAGGACGATGCAGATGACCAGCCAGAATTTCGTCGCAATCGACATTGTACAGATTGCCAAAATAATCTAACGTGGTCTTGAGGTCTTTATCTTCGCCATGCTGGAACATAATGTTCGTACCACGGATTGTTTTGATGGCAACATCTTGATAGTCGTCAACCTTAATATCGTCAAATCCTGCGAGCCTGAGCTTTAAGAACTCAACCACAATCTTAATCAGATTCTCACCCTCAAACTGCGGACGAGACGTTAAGAGCCTCGCGACGTCGTGATTTCCGCCGACTGTTACAACATTGATTGGGCAATCCAGATACTCAGACACAGCCACCAGCCATTCAGCCATAAACTCGCCAAAGCGAATCACGGTATCAACAACTGGTTCGCGCAACTTGGTTAAACTCGAATCCCTGAGAATATTCTCGAAGCAGTCGCCCAAAATCGCCACAGTCAAATCATCAAACGCAAGGTCGTCATCGGCAATCTTGTCGAGCAAGCTCCACATCCTCGTGCACATGATGTCCCAACTATAAGCGTTGACAATCTCGCCGTACATCCCCTTGATTTCAAAAGTTGAGCCAGCGTGGAAGTCGGAAATAGCCAGCAACGCCGTAGTCTTGGTGTTAAAATCAATCGGGTGGTACTTGACGCACTGTCGTTTGATTGGCTCAAGGCGATTCACGGCGGCAATCAGTTGCTCGTAGAACATATCATTTCGAGCTTCTGCGCGTTGAGCCGCATTGTATTCGAGGTTCGCCGTCTGCACTTTTAGCTTCTCAGCCTTGATATCATCCAGCAGCCTTCTCAGCCCAGCTTCATCATCGCCAGTTTCAATTTGCTCATCATCGAGATTTTTGACAAAGATGGCGAACACCTTTGCCGCACGTCTTAGGTACTCATCAGAGTACACTCCACGGTAATCCTCACCAAGCACCTCAGCCACCCATTGCTGATGGTCAATCAGCTTGGCGTCAAGATTCTCCGTCGCCAGTTTCGTTTTCTGTAGGTACGTCATCCTGTTCTCCATTCTTTCCATTCAACTTCTTGGCAAGCAACGCCTCAAACGCACCACTTTCCTTGTGGGCTTTCTGGCTTGCCTCAATCATTTTCTTGAGAGCATTATTTTCTTCCTCAAGCTGTTGCATACGAGCCATACGCGCATAATCACGCTGGCTCAGTACATTATTCTTAGCACGTCGGCGAGCTGCAACCGTCACGGCGCGTCCATTGATGTCATTGATGAAATCATCGGCGTTGTGCCATACCGGAACATATCTGGCGGGCTGGAGGTAATGAACCTTCTGGCCAGTCTTTGGGTCTGTCTGCTCTTGAATATATTCCTCTACGCGGCGGCAATCAAAATGGCCAAGCCCAGGCAGATTGCAATATTGGCTATAATACAAGTTTCGCTTGATGACCTCACAGAACACGCGCCACCACTTCTTCGCCACATCGACATCCTTGCTGTCGTTCAAACGCAAAGCCTCAAGATAAAATTCTTTTTCATTCGGTCTGCCCATTGTCTTCACCAGCCATTTCTTTTATCGTCGCCTTTCGAAGACGGTCTCTAAGAGCACTGTTAATGCGAAACGTCATATAACGATATGTTCTCGTCTTCGTCGTTTCTTCAACTTGCTTTGTCAGTACGTTGAAATATTTTGACCCTGCTGGTGAAATCTTGTCTTTATGGTCTAACGTCCCAAGGCGAGGCAAAGGAACGGAAACACCAGCAAGCATACATTCCTCAACCATCTCGGCGTAAGCATCAAACACCTTGAGCACATCTTGTCGTTTCACAAAAGTGCGCCGACTAACCTCTTCCGCCATCTCGTTTGGCGTTAGTTTCGGCCCACGAACTTTTCTCAACATATAGTTCCTTTCTCCCCTATTGGGACACAATTTTTGGTATTGTCATCTTACACAAATCCTTATATTCCAAGGGTTTGCGGGTTTTCTCCGTACAAAGTTTTCGGCTTTGGCGCTTCCCAAATTTCCTTGGCTTTCTGACGGTTTGCTACGTCATAACACGCCGAGCCGCAATACTTTTGCAGCTCATCGCGCGGCTTGAATCGCTTCCCGCATATTGGACAAATCTTGCCAGTACCCACAAGATTCCGCTCAAGATTACGCACGATATCCCATCCAAAGCAAGCCCACAACATCTTCTTGTTGCTGGACTTCTTAACCGTGTAAGCATACGCCACAAGACTATTCACGATATACACCAAATCTTCGCCGCTCACTGCCAAGATTTCTTCACGAACTCGCCGCGAGACATAATCGTCGCCGTCCTTGATGTTGTCCAGCTCATCATTGAATTTTGAGCGATTTCGTAACCAGTAATTATAAGCCTTGATGACCTCAGAATCCTCGCGGATGGTATAGTCGACATCTTGGTCAATGAGCATACGCCAATCAAATTTGCCGATGTTTTTGTTGTATTTTACTCTGACATCTGGTATGCTATCAGAGATACGGTTCATCGTTGATTCATTGATCGGATCAACCTGCGTATCGTCCTTATCTTTGGCGTAAATGAAAAATTGCGGCACGCTCGACTTGGTATATCGCTTGATAATTTTGTCGATACTCTTTGGACGCTCAGGTAGCCAAAGGGTCTTGGCGTAGTCAATCACGGCGTTATTCTCAAAGCATAGCCACTTGACTACATCAAGCTGCTCTTGGCCAATCTTGCCACTATTCCAAATCTTCGTGATGTTATTGGATATCGGCCCGATATTGCCGCCAGTGTAAGCATGAATCATTCCTTGATACATCGACTCCGGCGTAAGCACAGCGGGCTGGGCCTTCTTGAGGTCATAGGCCAGCGGTCGAATGTCTGTCATGTTGCGTTTGGCAATTTTCGTCAACGTGCGGTCTTTAACGACGAGGCTCTTGTCGCCATCACAATCGAACATAAGGTATCGGCTGATAAGGTCGTGCGTCGACGTATAGATACACTTGGTCTCACCAAACCACTTGTCAAGTTCGGCTGTGCGAGTGTTTGTCTTAACTGCCCACTCTCTGTACAGGTGGGGGGAACGGAGACACGCCAACTCATCACCGTCTCTGTATTGGTTGGTATATACCTCGCCGTCCGCAAGTAAACCACGTGGATTCTGCTCGCCCTTGAACAGCCACTCGCAAAATGCGTATAAGTCAGGTGAAAGGAACAGGTACTTACCGTTCACGCGCAGCCGTCCGCCTCTCGCTTGCTTAACAAGACTCTGCTTGGTTTGCTTCAGAATCTCGCGGCTGTAAACATCCTTAAACAGCTCAGGGTAAATCTCAAGTGCCGCTTGCACAGCCGACTTATAACGGTTGTACGGCGTAGCTCCAAGTAGCCGCATAGTAGTTTGGTAATCCGCGCCAATAGTCTCAATCTCGTCAACCGTGCGCTTGGTCAACCGCTCAATCTCGCCATCCGTCATATCGCTGAGAGTCTGAAGCATCTGGTAGTTGATACGGCTCTTAGGGATATACGCCTCCTCGATATTGCAGAAGCTCGCCTCGCAACCATATGCCTTGAATCGCGCTTTATAGCATTCCCAACTCGCGTAGTATTTACAGAGCTTGAATTGGCTCTTGGTGAAGATATAGCGAATATCCTCAAGCACAACATTGTGCCGCTGACCGTAGATATCTGTGACCCACCATTGGTCAGGCGTACATTTTTCGCGCAAGAATTTGTCGAACGGAAAGTAGACCATCAAACCCTTGACCCACGGCAAACGAACCATGCGCGTCGGCTTGTCAAGCATGATACCGCAGCCATCCATGTGGGGGATAGGCGTATCTGTCAACTCGCGCTTGATTTCATACGTCATGCCGTCAATGTGGTCAACCTCACCAGCCACCAGTGTCTCAAAATCGTCAACCACAATGCTCTTGTCGATGTCAAAATCTTGCCAAACATCCGTAGCCGAATTCATCAGAGCCAGATACGCAAGGTACTTGTTGCAATTCATGCCGCTTTGACGGTTGATGTCCTCGATGGTTAGACCGCACATCAGACGTTGCTCTACGCGGAGAAATGCGGACTCGCGGATGAACACGGCCCTCTTGGTGCGGATTTGGCCAGCAGAAGCAGTGAGGAAAATGTAGTGCTCGCCATCCCAATCAAATCCTTGCTTAACAAGATTCTCAAAGACCTGAAAGAAAAATACGTTGACGATAATCAAATCCTTGGTAAGCTGGAACGTCTTGAGGTTCAAAGCTCGCGTCAAGCTCGACTCAAACAGGTTGATGACGTTGCGGTCTTTGAGTACCTCAGGATTGAGCTGCCGCGTAATTCCCTCAGCCGCCCGCTGGTCAAGAATCCCGCTCAACCTTTCTTTATGCTTGGCGAGACAGCGGTTATACGCCGATACGCGCCATTGGCCATCCCAAGCATTTGTCTTGCCGTCTTTGAGCCGCGTCTTTAATTTTGCTCGCGCCGAGTACATCTTGACCATGCGCCGATGAATCTCTTGTTCATCTGGCTGGTAGAATATGCTCGTATCGCATGAATAGAGATATACTTGATTCGTCAAACTCATCTGCTACTACATCCTTCTCGAATTGCCAATCTGGGTAATCGTCAAGCTCTTCCGGCTCGACATCTAATCGCTGTCGCATGGTCAACTTTGGCTGGTTGTACGACATTTCTCGCCATTTCAAGTTTTCACCTCCTCACCTTTATCTTCAACTCTTTTATTGTATTATAACACATGATATGTTAGATGTCAAGGAACATATTAAAAATTATCATAAAATATTTTTTATAATTTATACTTGACAAATACTAAAATCTATGCTAAAATATCTTATATAGCTTAGAATATAATATATTAGTTATAAAAGGATAGAAAAGGGGTTGTAGGGGAAAGGAAAGGGAATGGTCAAAATTTCCCTCTTGACAATCTCGACACGTCATGATATACTCGCAAGCGAGGTGAATGAAATGTTTGAAACTTTGAGAGCCAACAGACTCAACAATCAGATTTCCGAGCTTAAAGCCCAACGCAATTCTTTGCTCAAGCAAATCGAAGACGCCAAGCAAACGCTCGAAGCCAGCTGTTACATTTGCAACAATATCGAGACGATGCAAGAGTATGGCATTCCATACTACGATGATAGTCTTGACGAGCTGGAGCACAAGCGTTATCTGAGAGAGAGTTGGGTTGCCAAAGAGGTCGAGCGTGGTATCTGGAGTATCGAGCAGCCATATCTTCTTAACGGCTCTAAGTCCAAAGGCGAAGAAATGCAGAAGGCGTTCAGTTCTGGCATTGCATACAGCCTCAATGCGTATATTGCCGCCAAAGAAAAAAATTTGACCGAAGCAAATCTTGAGCAGAACATTAAGCTGGTTCGGGCAAAATTTGACAAGTATGTCACAAAATGCGCCAAAATGGGAATTGGGCTTAATGTCAAATATCTTGAACATAGACTCGACTTAATGTCAATAAATTTAGCCATTAAACTCAAGCAGAAAGCTGAAAAAGCCAAGATGCGCGAAGAAGCTAAACGACTTAAAGAACAAGAGCAACTACTTGCCGATGCCGAACGAGAACGCGCAAGATTGCAGAAAGACCGCCGAATGTACGAACAAAATCTCGCCAATGCTACGAGTGAATCCGCACGCAAGGAATTTGAGGCAAAGCTCGCAGAGATTGACAAGCGGGTGCGAGATATCGACTATCGCACAAAGAATCTGAGAGCCGGATACCTGTACATCACGTCAACGCCGTCCATGCCAAACATGACAAAGATTGGCGCGACTCGCAGATTGAATCCTTTGCGCCGAATCCAAGAGCTATCCAGTGCGAGCGTGCCGTTTCCATTTGTTTGCCACGGGCTGGTATTTAGCGATGATGTCTTTGCGCTGGAGGCGGCAATCCATAAATATTTCGATGACAAGCGCGTTAATAAGGAAAATGGGCATAAGGAATTTTTCACCATTAGCCCATGCGATGCTATTGGCGCTCTACGTGACGAATTTCACGTTGATGTGCATTTTGTAAACGAACAGGAGGGCGAGTAATGTTTAAAGTAATTGAAAAAGAGGCTTGGGAAAACAACGAGTGGTGGAACGAATTTACTGTATATGCGATTCGTGATGATGTCTGCGACTATCCGCAATTTCTCATCTATGATTCTGCATGGAAGTGGAAAAGCGCCAAGAATTTTATACCAGTGGAGGAAAATGAAGGATGATAACAAGAGATGAAATGGTAAGAACGCTTGATGAGTTTTGCGACGGGCAAGAAAAATGCAGTGTCTGTTTGCTTAATAAATTTTCTTGCTCAAACGGCGATTCCTGGGACTTTGACGAATGGTCTGATGACAAGTTGGCAATCGCGTATGACCACGTACGCAAGAATGGCGAAGCTCGTCTGGATAGCGGCCATTTGAAAGAGCAGGACGCTAAGCCTGATATGGTCAACCACCCGCAGCACTACACGCAAGGCGGCATCGAATGTATTGACGCGCTCAAGGCAGCTACGGTTGGCAAGCACGGCATTGAGGCCGTATGCGTGGCAAACATCATCAAATACCTCTGGAGATATGAAGAAAAGAACGGCGTAGAGGATGTGCGCAAGGCAAAATGGTATATTGAACGATTGCTAAAAGAACTTGAGGAGAGCCAGCAGGATTAAGACTCGCTGGCTCTATCCTTCTTAAACCATCTCGGCGGGTTCTTGGTCATATTGTATTGAATAAATTCTTGGCGCTGGCCATTGGTGCAAACCGCATCAAGCTGGGTAGTGCCAAGAATTTTTCTTTTGGCTTCAGTGTTAATAAGCTCGGGGCTACCAACTGTGCGCAGGATATAATCGATGCTCGCCTGAAGCCAAGACGACTCTGGGCAACTCAAGATGCTGACGGAGCGCAGTTTGTCGTATCCACCATCATCAGCAAATTCCTTCTTGGTCAGCTCTCCAACACGCTCTTCAAATTGATTCCACTTAGCCTCCGGCATCCACTTAGGATTGTCGAGGGAGCCAAGATAATCTACGCCGAGGACTTGACGCATCGCAGTTGCCCAAACCCGCTGACAGCGTTTCTCTTGCTCGCTGTCGGGCTTAACATTGACTCGCAACGTATATTGCTTGCCGTCAACCTCATAGGTCTTATAGAGTCGAAAGCCATAGCGCCTAAATACAATGTGCCGCGCGTCAAGATTCTCAATGCGGCGATATGTCCACTGATGGAGGATACGGTAAACAATCTTGCTCATGTCGTTCATGTAGACAAGATTCTTATTGATGGCGTTGAGCGCTTGGCGATTGAACGTATAGAGGAAATTTTCATTAACCTCGCGGAACAGCATCAGCATCTCGGTGTTCGATAGGTGTAGCGGCTTACAACCGTTGTCAAGAAACGTCTGGTAGAGCATGGCGTCAAATAAGAGCTGCTGGTCTGGAGCGTCAAGATATTCAATGAACGCCGTAATGTTCTCGTCGTAGATTTGCTTGACGAGATAGCGTTGAGTTCCTTGGATGCGCTCAAGCTCGCAATATTTTTGAAGTTCTCTGAGTTGAGCCGCTTTCTGTGTCCCGCCTCGTTCTGGCAAATCCAATGTGCGGCAAAGTTGGCGATAGTTCATTTCTTGGCCAACAATCGTCGGCAGTTTCTCGATGGCTTCTCGGCTGATATTTTCTTTATTCTTCGGCATTTTCGGCCTCCTTAAAATTTGAAAAGTTGACTAATGACCCAAAAGTTGACTGTTTGTGGCTATAGAGAATAGTCTTTCTATGTATCAATTAGTAGTCAACTTTTTTAGAGCTATTTTCGCCCATAGTGATTATATCACAACTTTGCGCTATTTGTCAATAGGGTATATAACAATACTTTTTAAGTTTTAGTGATTTTGACGTAAATTATGTTTGCATTGATGTGCTCGAAAGTATTGCGGTTATTACGCTTTTGGGCTTTGTTAGTGCTACAAGCGATAATGCAACTGATAGTTGACTTCTGCTCCGATACTACACCCCCGTTTTAATCGCCAGATATTCACCTAATAATGTTTATTATCAGGTGAATACTGTTGCTTTTGCAACATTCTGGACAAATAGTCCTAAGTTAGGCAACCTAACAACCAAACTATATCGGTAACCGATACATAGAATGCCTATACATTACGTGTAGTGCTCATGTTGGTATAACAAATCTGTTTAACCAAACAAATCTGTTTAACACTATGCTTACTATAACATATTTGTTTAACCTTATCATCTATGA